GATGTCAACTCTCTGTATCTACTTTCATTGTACGGATTGTATACAATATACAGTATACGTTTAATCGAAATAAATGCAAGGCTCTATTTTGCCTTTTTAAGCGTTTAATAATGCTTAGCCTTATAGTTATTCATAAAATGTGTTTTGAAATGAAATAGATGGCAAATTGAAAGCCACAGCGTCAAATAATTTAGTTGTGTGCTTGTACGAAATACAGATATTTGATTTTATTAGGATACTGAGAACAGAAATATCAGTCTTTTACTTTAGCACTTTAAAGTTATAGCTTGAGGTCGTGCATAGTCGATAATCATGTGTGATTAATCTGATTGACAAGTGATTTTTAGGTGAATTTATGCCATGAATATGGCTGACTTAGAAATGTATAATTATTCATTTAATGTATAAAAACGTGCATAAAAATAGCCCCTAGCCATGAGACTAAGGGCTTATAATTAATGTTCGTTCAAGTATTCCTGTAAAGCAGTAATTGTCTGGGATGGACTGGACAAGATACCATCTGCCACCTTACCCATTTTATTTTGAAGTGCTATATTGAATTGAGAACCGATATATCCATCCTCTGGTATTCCGAGCCAATGTTCCATAGCTCTGACAAGTTTAGAACCGCCTTTGGCTACACTTTCCCATTGTGCAGACTTAATTCCCGGCGAAAGATGTTTGTATTTTGTAAGCTGATTAGAAATTACACCATCCTGTGGAAGTCCAAAATACTGTTGTAATCTTCTTGTCGTAGTCTCTTCCCAATATCCATTAACCTTAAGGATGATCTTATCACTTTGGGGATTAGCTTTTTCTGCTACTTTATCTGGAATAACATATTGAGTGGACATATAACCTATTGTTCTATTTACTTTTATATGTGTCCATTTCCCAGATGTTTGTCCGTCAATCTCAAAGCGGTTACCTTTGTTTAACTGTAGCAACACTACACCATTCGGTGATTGTCTTACATTAACTTTATCTCCACCACATGTAGCCGTTCCTGTGGCATGCCACTGCAACTCTGTAAATGATGGTTCTAACGGTTTCATAGGTGTGATCGAAGGTTTGTCCCATGTTTTTTTAAAGTTGTCGAAATTGCCATATTTGTTCTTTAGCGGAGTAGGCGTGCTCCCCCAATCAGGCAAGTACAGATGCGGTTTATCGACTGGGCTATGCCAATCGCCGCCCCATGCAAGCCCGATAGATTTAGCAAGTTGTGATACTCTGGTAAAAAAGTAATTGTCGCTGTATTCTTGACCTTTTACATTTTTAAAAAAATCAAAGGCAATCCCCCATTGGTGCTGAGAACTATAGCTAGAACCTCTTGCATTGGTAACCCTGTTCCCCGGTTTGGTTCTTCCTTGTGCATATAATTCATCCTGTTCTTTTGCAGACCGGAAGCATTCGCCGATACCTAACTGTAGATTTTCCTTTGCACACAGAACCTGCAACTGTGCAATTTTCTCTTGCAGTCTCGGGTGCAATTCATTGATGTTTCTTCCCATTATTTGCCCTCCTTAGTATGCTTGTCCACTACTTTGTCTAACTGCTGTTTTGCATACAATTCAACGCTGTCAAAAGCATTGTCTACGATATTTGCAACCATATCTTTAGTAATGATTACTTTGAGCGGCGCAGGAATGTAATTATACAATGTATCAATTGCAAACTGATGTTTCTGTCCACCAGATTTAGCAATATCCTTGTATGTATACTCTGCTTCATTAATCACTGCCGTAGCTTTATCCTGTAGTTTTTTATTGGTTTTAAAGTACCATGCGATAAACCCAATCACTACATAAAGTGCAATCCTTACAATTTCTAAAACTAATTTTGTATCCATACTTTTCACTCTCTTTCTTTTTCGAGATCATTAATTCGATGATTCGCCACTTTTATCTGTTCATCAGTGACCGCAACAGCCTGTTCTAGCTTATATGTTCGTTCCACAACGTTGTTGTGTTTATCGACACGTTTCGTCAATTCTGATAGCTTATAATCTATCATGTCGACTGTCTCTTTATTGGCATCTCTCATCTGCTGTTGTTGTACATCAATCTTTTTTTGTTGGCTTCTCTGCTGAAAGCAATTATTCAGCATGCAAACAATCAAAGTCACACCACTACTTATTAACGCTTCAATCACACATCTGTCCTCACTTTTTCTGTTTTTAAGACATAAAAATAAGACCTTGCGGTCTCGCTCGAATGTGCATGTATGCCCTCCTTAATCTTTTTCTTTTTCCTGTGCTTGAATCTGGACTTGCTGTAGCTGCTGTACTATGGTCTGCAACTGTTGTATTGTGTCCCTTAATGTCTCTTCTGTTGCGATTGGTTTACTTGTTTCTGTGCGTACCTCGTTCGGCTCTGCTATTTTAGGGCTTTCACCCTGTTCCATAATCAATTTCATACTGATATCTCCAATCTAAATTTATCTTGGTGCGGCAGTAATAATACCATTTGATACATCAATGCTACTAGTTGTCCATGCAATACTTCCATTTTCTGCGTCACGGATGCTTGTTACGATTGGTATCTTGCCTGTCCATCCTAGGTAGCCATCCTGCGCTGAAATATGTGTTAATTGTGCATTCATCAGCTGAAAACCATTGACGTTTATACTGCATCCGGCATATAGCGTGTTCGGTGTCATGTTCGCACCCACATATTTATTGGAAAAAGTCCATCTCATTATATAGGTAGAATCCGATGAGTACTGCTTATTCGCCCAAGTCATATATGCACCTTGAGATTCCAAATCAAACACAAGGCCTTTTTTGCTAGTATCACTCGCATATGAATTAGTTCCGATTGCGCCGACATAGTATCCGTCCCTATAAAAATGATTTCCATTTTCATCGAATACTGCCCTTTTTTTACTATCTGTAATCCCATAGTCATAGATACCTATTTGCCCTGTGCTGATTTGCAGATATTTACTAGAATTATTAAAACCATAAATAACCTTGTCATAGTACTGTTGTACGTAAGAGCCAAACTCATTTTTTGTCACTTTGCTTTCAATCATAGTTGCCTGTTGATTGATTTGAGATTTCAGGGTGTTTGTCTCTGTCTTTGTCGCATACGTTGCAGATACAGTGGATAGTATGGAATCCCCCTTCTGATCTATAATAGTATTCATATGCAGCGTAGTGGAATAGCTTTTAAACCTAGCATCTACAGTACTAGTAATTGAATCAGCCTTTTGGTTAATTTCACTATTCATCTGTACTGTTGTTGAGTATCCCTTAAGTTTATTATCTGTTGCAGTGTTCGCTGAATTAATGGCATCCTGCTTTGCTGTATTCATGGATGTTTTAGTTGCGTAGGTATTTGAAACCTCTGTCTTAAAACCGTTCACACTTGCACTAATGGCTGTGTTCATAGCACTGGTGGTACTATAGTTATCTTTCAGGTTTTGTTTTGTAGCACTTATATCAGCAGACAGCCCATCTACACCGAGCTTGTAATCAGCAACTTTGCTGTCCAAAGAATCATACTTTCCTGTCAGACTATTGTATTTCGTAGTCAGGTCACTAAAATTTAAGGTCAGAGAATCCACTTTCAATTCCACATTCGCAAGCTTGCTGTACATAGTGGTTTTAGAGTTCTGCAATTCAAGTATTTCGCTATCTGTCAAGATTGCAGATATCTTGCCTTGTACAACTTGTAGGGATGTATCAACCGCACGGAAACGCTTAATAATGGCTTCTGACGAATATATGTTTACTTCCTGTGTAAATATCATAGATCATACCTCCTTTCAGGCTATTGCTCTGTTGTAATTATACTTTACGCCATCTTGATCTATCGACACATAAATCTGTGTAGTACGCAAATCTGCGTGTCCTAACAGTGTAGAAACGTATTGTATTGGCACACCTTTACGAACTAGGTTTGTGGCAAAAGTCCGTCTAAACCTGTGTGGATGAGCCTTGTTTACATTTGCACGTTTACCAATATTTCTGACTGCCGCTTCAATCCCCGGTTTTTCAAGCCTGTTATATGGGGCTTTCCTGCTCACGAATAAAGCGTCATTATCATCTGTTCTGGTTTTAAGATATTGTTTTAAATATTCGCAACAAACATCTGACATATAAAATGTCCTTTCCTTGTTTCCCTTTCCAACAACGATTGATTCTTTAGTGGTGAAATCTATATCATCTATATTGAGTGATGCCACCTCTGACACTCGTAAACCTGTGGCAGATAAAAACTCAATCAATGCCCGATCTCTCTTGTTTGTACAGGCATTCCGTATTTTAAGCATATCAATCGCTGTGAATGGTTTCTTTTGCACATCTGGAACCTTAATATGTTTCACAGCCAGTGCCGGGTTAATACGGATAAATGATTCCTCATACATCCATCCAAAGAAAGATGATATAATTCTACGCTTATTATCCAGTGTCTTGTTGCATATCTTCCTCTCTTCCTGATACATGGCAAGATACATACGTATGTCATATGTATTTACCTCATTAAAGGGCTTATCTATCGCTTGCACAAACTGCGATAATTCCAGTGAGTATGCGGCGATCGTATTTTCTGACTTGCCCTCTAGCCGCTTTGTGGCAATAAACTTTTTAATTGTCCGAATATTCCGATCATCATAGGGTACTAGCTCTGTAGTCTTTTCCCTGATCTCGTAATTTTCGAATTGTATATACAGTGTTCGTTCAACCTTTTCAACAACTTCCTTGTCTAATCCTGTCAGTGCCACCAATACGTTTTCTATGATTTCTGTTTTCACATCCATAGTAATACCTCCCTAAAGTTTATAGGAATATGATATCACTATGATATCACCATGTCAATACTTAAAATATATCACCTTGACATCACCTTTTCATCATGCTACACTGTTTTTGGGGAGGTGAATATAATGTCAATCGGTAAAAACAACACTAGGATGATTGTTACAATTCCTATCAAACTGAAAGAGCAACTTGACGCTCTCGCAGAAGAAGAAGGAAGGTCTACAAGTAATCTGGTAGTAAAAATAGTAAAAGAATACATTGAACAGAACCAGAGCCGGGAATGAATCCGGCTCTTATTTTTTTGCATAAATTCAATCTCCTATCCGCCGATTTAGATGTTAAAAGCAAATGGAATATACTGGATCAATATAATATTCCTGTCACCGAAGAAGAAAAAGTAAAACATATAACTCCGTATCCGACAGGGAAAAGTCCAGAAGAATTTTTGGTTTCTTATGGCATTGCAAACGGAGGTCAATCTTATGGTGGATCAACAATCGTTTTACAAGTCAATGAATCCAAACCATGCCATGTTCCCGTATATGGGTCATATAATGAGAAAATAAGCGGAATCCTAACCGTATACAACGAATTTTTAGACGAATCTAAAAATATTGTGTGATCTAAATTTGGACAAGCAATAGAAACATACCGGTTAAAAATATACTATCGTTAAGACTAGATATTAAAATTATTTATTACAAATAAATACTATATACAAAGTCACTTTATGAGCTTATAGGTTGTATTGTATAATCCATATTCACAGCGTTACCAACTATATAATAAACATAGCCATAGTAATTTGTGAACGCTATTTCGGCGCCTGTGTCAATACTGGTAATAGTTACATAATCACTAAGAGAAGCATGCGCACTCATGGGTACTTTGCCGGTTGAAACGGAAGGAATTAGTGACACAAACGCTGCCCCATGTGTTGCAAAAAATAAAAAGCTTATGACATTCCCACTAGAGTGACTATCTATGGGAACTGTTATTCTAAACTTTTTAGTGTTACCCATTGCAAACCCTTTAATAGATTGCCTGCCTAAATCGGCGTTTAAACCGTTAATTGCCCCCGGTAAGGTCTTATTGCTTGTATTAAGTGTGCTGTATGTTTTGCTTGTCAGTTTATTTAAGATCGCATCTGCAAGTTTATTATAATCAATCCGCTTTGTATCCTCTGAATCCTCTAGCAACATAATATCACTGTCAGATGGATTGTCCTTTTTTGTCAATTCTGATAAATATGTATCTGCCATAATGTTATTTTTCCTTTCTAAAATGAATTATTTTTATATATTTTATTTCTATATTATTGTCTCCGTTCTTTCACCGCCGATTTAGAGACCGTAGATTTTACGCCACAAATACAATTGCTAAAGGGGGTAAAATTAGCGACTTATTCTGAGGCATCTTGTACAGGTAACATGGTAATCCTACATCTTCACGTACAATTACCGACTGATTTCCCGATTAACGTAATAACAAATATAGCTACTCTACCACCTGTTTTTTCTCCGAAATCTGCAAAGTTTCCGACAGTAGTGCAGTACGCGGATGAGTGGAGCATATCATCAGGTGGGTTATGCTACGGATATTTAGGTGGATTGGTGGGGTTACAAGTTTCAATACCCGAGAAAAATACCAAATGGTTAGATATTTCAACGACATATTTTCGTAAAGTTTAAAACTTAAGGCCTAGCTCATTATAATCGTATAATCGTGTAATCAAAAAAGCTTGATGCAACTATGGTAACTTTGCTCCAGTTATTGCCATTAAAAGTAAAAGTGATATCATCATAGTCCGGATTAGATGTGTCAAACGTTACTATTTTATCACCAAATAATGTGTTAACATACATGTTTCTGGGGCCAGCACGTAAAGAGTAATTTACTACACCTGTGCTTACGCCAAAGTTACCATTGAAACTAGCCATATATAAGAATACATCAGTCTTGATTACACTTTTTGCAATTCTAATCGTAATAGAACGATATGATTCGGAACTTATTGAAAAAATCTTTTTCGATAAATCGGCGATAATCAATCTGTTTTCCCAATTAGTAAGTATTTTCCCTTCTTTGTCATTAATTTCTTTTTATCCTTTTTGGTAACAAGATACATAAGTGTTCTTGTGCCAAACTGGCCGATATATGTTGCACCGCCCAATCCGGAATCGTCATTTTTCACGGTTATACTATATCCTTGCCCTGCATATCCGTTAGATGTTTCTGATTTTCTATACCATGAAAACCATGTAAATGGATAACTCTTTGTAACCTCTTCCCCCGCCTTATATACATGTGCTGTCAACGTTGTTGTTCCATTTCCATTATCTGCATAGGTGACGTTGTACATCAGTATCTTGTCCGATACGCCGTGCAATTGATTCTGTGTGTCTGTGATATCTGTCTTAATGCCGTCTACACTTGTCTGTATTGTAGTTACGTGCTGATTAGTTTCAGCAACAGCATTCTGTACACCTTTGATATCTTCTGCTAAGCCTTCTGCATCCGTCAAAACTACAAGATTCTGGCTGTCCAGTACATTCTGACCACCACTAGCATAGAGCGTAACTTTAATGGATTTTACATCTTTGCCCTGTGGTGTATAAACTTTCGTTGCTTCATCTTTAGAGGATAAATAGGTCTGTGTAAAGGTTTCTCCGTTACTGCTTTCTTCTACCTTAAATCTCCCGGAATATGCTTGTACCGAATTGCCATCATTATATTGACCTGTGAGCGTTATATTTGCCGGAATAAGCGTTCCATTTTGCTTTCGGACAATCGCTAAAGTGGATGCCTTTAAACTGTAGGAAACGCCTGTACGCCCATCCAGAGCCTTACTAATACTGAATCGTTTGACAAGCCTTGTTTTCTCATCATCTGGATTAGCACTGTAAGATGCTTCAATGTCAACATAGCCGTCATTTACGGTTAAATTAGACACTTGATAAGTATGTGTTGCGTTGCTCCATACACCTGTCAATCCTGTGGATGCAGTAACTTTATAAGTTGCATTGTCAGATACATCTAAATCTCCGAGATACACATACATGGTGGTTCTACAATTGGTAAAATCACCACCGCTGCCATCTGCATTTGTGTGTACAACATGGCTGTCATTACTGAGAACCGCCGATATACTATCCAGTGATGAGATGCCGTTAATTGCTTCAATCGCCTGATCTGCTGTGTTCTGTGCTGCTTTAACGCTATTTGACATCTGTGAAAACACCATATCAAGTGATTGCTTTTTATCATCAAAGTAGATTAGGTTTGATTTTATGGTAGTATCACCGTTGTTGATCTCTGTGACAACACTGTTGATATCTAGTTTACTTCCGGCTATGTTTGCGTTGTCTGCAACCATGCTGTCCTTGATAATAGGGTCTTTAATGGCATCCGCTGTCAGTCCTAGAGCATTCCACATGATCTTGCCATTAGCATCTGCAACGTAATAATTAAATTCTCCATTTGCATCTTGTCCGGCTTGCATACGGATATTACCGTCTTTATCTTTCCACTGCTGTGTATTACCGGATATTTGTACCCCACCGTCTTGAGAACCAATCATGATTTGGTCTGTGTATATCCGGCCGGAAAGTAACTCTCTCACATTGGCTATATCTGCAAGTACAGAACGGATAACCGCTGTGTCAATGACCGCATTTTGTGATGTCAAGTGTATATTCTGAATATCTCCTATTCCGGCATTCCCGGATAACAGAGATTTGATATTTGCTGTGTCTGCATCTAAGATACCAATATCAGCTTTGGCGGCATCCAAATCTGTTACTGTTAATTCTTTGAATTTTCCATAATCTACATCCAGATTTTGTATATGTGCGTCTACTGCATTTAAATTCTTAATTGTCGCAAACGTAATATTCGCTGTCTCAACGTCTAATTTATTTGCAATAGCATGGTCTATCAATGCAAGTTTGATATTCCAACGGTCCTGTGCTTGTACGTTAGGACCCTTAAAACCTGTTTCTTGTTCGGATTCAGATTTTCCGACCGCTTGTATTGTTGTTTTGATACCACCGTCATAATCTTGTGTCAGCATCATAACTGGCACTTTAAAACTTTTCCCTTTGCGGTCTTTCACTGTAATGATATCCCAAGGGTCTATACGTGGGTCACCGAGGAACCCAACTTGTCCCGGCATGTAAGAATAGTTTTTAAGGTTATTCCATACACCATTGAGCATTGACTGTGTCATAAATGGATTGGAGAAACTTATCTCCCTGATTCCACTTCCAACACTGATTGAGATATCCTCTCCTTGCTCGTCTTTGCCTGTATAACACGTTATTTTTTGTAATTGGAACAAGTAATCATTATGCTTAAAAGAATCGTAGTAGCGGTTATCAGCGACTGTGTATTCGCTATCTGTGTAGGTCTTAATCTCAACTTGTCCTGATCTATTACAAATAGCAAATCCGCCATACATTTGTGATATATATGACAGTACTTCTCTGCACGTATATCCAACTGGTTTTTTCATGCTGATAGATGTCAAGCCGGATGTTATAACCTGAACATTTGTAATCGTGCTGATTGCATTTAAAATAGCGACCGTATTTGTTGTATCCGGCAAACTCAAAAAACATGGTTTTTCCATTCTCATCATACGGTCATAAGCAGTCACCCTTGAAAACTCTTCATCAGCTTGTGGCTTTTCACATGTAAAGAATCCCATTGGGATATATTGCATACTGTCATTGACTTCAATACCGATCTTTAATTGTATTTCGTGCCCCTCAAGCAACACATCTGTTGCAATACTCAAGTCTATATATTGTGATACCGCTGAACCAATAGAAAAATCAGATTCACTGTTCGAGCCGCCATTAATTGTAATACTCTTGATGCCATCTGTGATATCAGTCTTTCCATCAACAGTTATCAGAGCACGGAACATTCTAGTGTCTTGCTGTAGAACCTCTTCAATATCTTTATTTACTTGATACATACAACAGACACCTCACTTTCTTTCTTATTCGGTCATTAACTCCAATACTGTCACTTCATGTATGGACAGGGAATCAAATTTATCACTGTCGCAACGCTCTAAATCATCTAATGTGACGGTTTGGATATCAATATCATTCTCTATTTCAAGTAATTCGGTTACTTCGCTTGTATAGGATTTCTGGGCTTCCTCATTCGGAAATATGTATCTGTTATCTTCAATAACCGGATTGTCATTTTCATCTTTTTTTGCATATTGTTCTACAATTTTATTTCTTTCAGCTTCATAGGCAGTCGCAACTGTCTCCATAGCTTTCATGTTTTTAGTAATCGAAAAACTTACCTTGATAGGCAACTTTTTATTCTGTAATTCTGACAAACCATTTAAAAATGTAATTACCTGAGTATTAGTTAGTTTCATCTTCAATTCCTCCCATATCTGTTTCTGGTCCATCTGTTATCTGTGACATTCTCTGATCTTCTAAGTCATAGATCATATCGTCAAACTGTGCCATATCAGCCCGGCACTCTCTCCTGTTGGCATCATATAAATCCATATCAGTGATATTTTTATTAACCGTACTTGAGCCATTTTCCGGAACTTGACCGGTCATGAATACTGCAGGCTTTCCGTCTATCAAAGACTGATAATTTAATGTTGTACTTTTTGTACCTTTAAGCATTACTGCTCCTCCCTATTTCTCAATGAGATCAACCTTTACACCTACATATGTTTTAAATCCGTTGTAATAGCTATAGACCGGATATGATGGTGTTCCGGCATAAAACCTACGAGTGATTCTTGAGTTAGTGGCCGGGTCTGTAAAAGTCGCATTAAAAAAAGCAGGCGAAACAGCTGAATCAACAACTGCTGCCTGACTTCTTGTCAATGGAATAAATTCACAGGTTAACTTATATTTAATTGCCACCAAGTCCCCTATCACTTCACCATTGGCTGCTCGGCCTGTATTAGCAGACCAAACTTTTTCTCTTGTTATTGTAAGTCCATTTGCCTTTAGTGGCGGCATAGTAACACCGCCAATTACTAATGGGTCTGTCATATATACCGCCTTTCTTTAAAATTCAAAATTAAAAGGGAATGGCAACTTCCCAGATGATTTTACACGTTTTGTAACTTCTTCAATAATAAAATCTGTAATCTGCTTATTACCAATCTGTATATTGACTACTGGTGCTTGATTGTTGTTATTATCTGAATGAGCATTGCTAAATACTTTATCCATTCCGTCAACAACTGCATTTTTAATAGCATCTGCAATAACGGCATTGTTGGCTACTGCATTTTTATTTCCGACTTTACCAACCATTTCTGGATTTCCAAACTCATTCATTCCCCATATTTCACCAGTTGGGAAACCACCTTTTTTATACCAGTCAATTCCAAACTTCGGTGTAGAAAACTCAATACCACCAATTGAATGTTGTGTTGATGACATATTAATGTGCGGTAATGGAATATGGAAATTTGAGAATCCATCTGCAAAGTTTTTAATTGCATTTCTTCCTATTTTCCATAACCCTCCGAGTTTATCACTGATTTTACCCGGCAAACTAGTAAATTCCTTTGCGATATTCGAAACAGCAGTTCCGGCATCGCGTTTCATACCTGCCCAATCACCGGAAAGGATTTGTCCTATGACACCCCAATCACCACGTGTGTCATTCTCAGTTTTGTTCCATGCTTTTTTGACCGTATCTGCAACTCCGCCGAACTTTTCATTGGCTTTTGTTTTTAACCCAGACCATGTGTCATTTACTTGTTGACTTACGGAATCCCATGTACTTTTAGTATCTTTTTTTGTTTCTCCCCACCAGTTTGATGCTGAATCATGGATGTTCTCAAATGTTTCAGAACCCCATTTTTTTAGATTTCCCCATGCGCCACTCATCTGATCGCATACAGAATCCCAAGTAGCCTTTGAATTTTTTTTGGTTTCATCCCACCAACCAGAAACGGATTCATATACTTTTTTAGCAGCATCTTTGATCTCATCCCAATGAGTGATAATCAATCCAACACCAATCGCAACACCGGCTATCAAAGCACCTGTAGGGCTAAAAACAACAGAACCGATAGAATCTAGACTGGAACTAACTTTAGCTACTGCTTCTGCAATAGCAGGTGACATATCCATTAATGGTCCCATAAATTTTGCAACTTCTGATGCAATGGTAAACCCTTTAAATAATGCTTTAATAGCAAGTAATCCAGAACCAAGTGCTAGAATAACCTTTCCGTCTTTAGTGTCAAACAAGCCAGATATAACACCGCTAAATGCTGTCCAAATGATATCCAATAAAGTGCTTGCAATGCCTTTCCAGTCTATAGAACCAAGAAATTCACCGATATCTCTACCGATTTGTTTCCAGTCGGTATTCTGCACAACTTCATTAATCGTACCAAGCAAATTCATTGTAAGATCACTTAAAGATTTACCCAATCCAGCCCAGTCTGTGTTGTGAATGAAATAATTGATTCCGTTATAGAGATTTTTAGCAATATCATTCCAATGAACCGTATCGTTAAAGTTATTTAAAATATCCCTAAGCCCATTAAGCCCACCAGACAATACACGACCAATAGTAGTAAAATTAACTTTTTCAAAGATACCATTGATTCCATCACCGAACTTCTTACCCATAAGAGCATAATTAAGTCCGGGGTCTTTTTCACCATTACCGTTGAAAAATCCGTCTAAGATATTCCAGATAATCATGAATTTGTTTCCAAGAAAGTTTCCGATATTCTCAAAGTTTACTTCGGTAAAAATTCCATTCACACCTGTTGCAAATTTAGCACCAAGATTCTTCCAGTTAATGCCCTCAATTAATAAATTAAGCGTATTGATTATCGTGTTAATTCCTGCGCCAACAGTTCTACCCATTAAGTCCCAATCAATGTTATCAACAAGACTATTAAAGGTACGTGTAAACGCATTGCAGAAATACGTGATCTTTGGCCCGACATTATTCCAATTAATGGCATCATAAACTTTCTGCATTCCTTTATTGAACCCATCAGCTATGATTTTGCCTAGCCCCTCCCAGTCTTCACGTTTGATTGCATCACGCATTTTTTTAGCAAAAGCACTGATCTCTTTATCTATCGGAACTGTAGTAAACATATCAGCAGGCGATACACCAGTGTATTTTGATGTTCCTGGTGTTTCTGTGTATGTAGTAGGGTCTTTTGTATTGTCATTTAAGACATTTAATTCATCAAAGCCCATAATTGTGCGCTTTAACTCTTTGACAGCTTTATTCGCTTTTTTAGTGCCTTTAGTAGCTCTTGTACTTTGATCTTCAAGAACTTTACCGTAATCCTGATATACTTTCTTAGCTTGAACAGCGTATTTCTTTCCTGTAAGTGCTGCAAAGAATTGACCAACTGCATTTAAGGCTTTAGAGATCATTTCTATGAAGACACTTAAATATGGTGCAACTACATTAACAATAGGTGCGAACGCTACTGCAAATGCGTTTTTGAGCATTAAAAGAGCAGATATGATACTTGATATGCTCTTGTTATATTCTCCGCTGTATTGAACTAGGTTTTTACTTCCCTCTGCTATTGCAGTTTTAATACTAGAAATAAGCTGAAACACACTAGAATACAATACAGACATTCCGATCATATGGCCGATTGAAGTCTTCTTCCCTGCTTCTTTTTTGAATCCAAGTAATGATTTAAGAGCATTTCCAATTTCTCTTTGAACAGGCTTAAAAGCATTCCCAACTTTATTTCCAAACTTACCTATGGATGAATCCATTTTGCCGAATAGTTGTTTTCCGGCATTAGCAAATTTTGAAAATTTAGCCAGCTGTTCTTTTGCTTGTTTCGCTGAATTTCCTTCTGCTTGTAAACCTTTTTGTGATTCCTGTGCAGACTTATTTAACTCTTTATTATTTGTACTTACTTTGGCTTTTTCACGTGCTAAATCTTGCATTTCTTTAGCAGTCATACTAGCCGCCTTACCTTCACCAGATAGGGCTTGATTAGATATTTTTGCTAACTCTTCGAGATACTTTTTCTGCTCTTTTTGAGCAAGTAACATCTCTTGCATTTGCTCATAAGCATCATCAAAATCATTATCACCGAATGACAGCCCCTGATCTGATAAGGATTTTAGTTCTGATTTTAGGCTTGACACATTGACTTCAAAGTCCTGTGTGTCTGATATAGTACCTTTAAATTCACCTGATAGATCGTTAAGTGATTGTGTCATTGACACAATTCCGCTATCATCTACTTTTGGCTCTATATCCGGAAAATCAAAATTATAATCGTTAGGGTCAGGCTCTTCAAACTTTATAGGAATTGGTTCATCTGTGAATCCTTTTTCATTCAAGAGTTTCATTTTACCTGAATCTTCCCAAAAGTTTTTAGGACGATTGGCCGATTGGATAGCTTGCAATTCAAGTAGTTTTTTCTTGTATGAATCTAATTCGTTTGTAGCCCTTACGATATCATAGGAAAGACTTTTAAACTCTTGTGAATCCTTATTTATACCGAATGTCTCTTTTTTATCTTTCCGAGCATTCAAAGTTTTTAAACGATTCTCAAGTTTTCCTATTTCTATCTCAACGTCTTTGATGTTGTTCGTATCAACATTGATTTTACCTATGTCTTTGATGCTTTTCATAAAGTCTTGATATGCGACTTTGGCTTTCTTAACCTTTCCAGTACCAAAGTCTATATCTTGCTTTGACGCACTAGTAAGAACGGTACGAACATCTTTTAAAGCATTTTTTAGATCATCTAATTGAGATATAGCTTTTTTTGATTCTGTTTCAACTAAAATCTCAAGAGAATCTATCTGGCCGTTATCAGCCATATGTGTGTCCCTCCTTTTACTTTTCGGTGCGACCAAAGTTTGCTTGCATAACCATTAATTTACTCAAGAACAACTGTCTTTCTTTTTCCTTTTGCTCTTCTGGAATATTCTCTGGTTTCGTTTCATTTTTGTTATAAGACACTGGTTGATTCGGATACTTTGTTTTCCTGTCAAACATAGAGCCAAGAACCAACATCATATATGTGCCGATATTCCATGCCAAAAAATCAAGATCTTTATCTTTTTGTTCTCTTTTCTTTTCACCATATTTAAAATACCTTGACAGCTTTTTAGGTGTGGATTTCCAAAATATATCCATTGGAATCTCGTACTTCACTGCCATAGGTATATAGATTTCATAAATTATTTCTGTGAAACTTTTGTACTCTTTTTGTGATCCTGTGGAATCTGTATTTTTTCTGCCTTTTTCTTTTCTTTCAGGCTTTTGAAAAAACCCGATTCATTCACCGCTGTCATAATTTCTGTAAAGAGAGTTCCAAGATCTCCCCCACTTAAAAGATGTGCTTGCAATTCTTCTCCCGCTTCATCTTCTGAAACATTCTCAATCCATGCGATAAATCCACGAATCATAGTAATTGTCCTAGGATTTTTTTCATCTGCACCTATCAGATTGACACCTTTATCTTCAAGATCACACATTGCATTCATGTCTAATTCTGGAACTGCATATTCTTTACCATTAATTTTCATAAATATATTTCCTCCCTGAAACCTTGTTATAATTTAATTTGTTATCTTTGCCTGACCGATAAAACCCCGACCGACAACAGCTTGTTCAGCCGGGGGAATTATTCCCCCGAATCACCAAAATCAACTTTGTCATCAAGCCCGACATACTCATTGATCGTTAGAGAAATAGGTACTGTTAAAGCACCATTCTGTTCAATAGACGGTAAGGGAATTTTTTCACCCGGAGTAGCTACAACAAAGAAACCTTTAGAAACACCGGGAATAAGTACTTCATACCATGTGCGCTTACCGGAATTCTTCGCTGTCTTAGAATCATCAATCATTTTCATTAATTCTGTGGCACGCTCTTCGCTGAAATTAAATACCGGGGACCATGTACCGCCTGTATCCTGTCTTCCCTCTGCATACTGTGTAATCTTGTCTTCCAGTGCTGATACGTCAATCTGTTCGGATTCAAGATTGATTTCTGGAATTGAATTACATCTCTTTAACTGTGTAAAAGTGTTTGGTTTTGTTCCAGGAGTAGTTTCAATGCCGTACCCAAAAGTAATACCAAGACTTGTTAAATCCATACCTTTTTCCACCTTTCTTTACATAAAAAAAGAAGTCCTTTAAAGGGCTTCACCATTGCCTAATAGCCTTGTATATCGGCTTGTTACGCGTTTTATAGATTGTTGTGAGTTATCCATAGGTGTCGGACCATAAGTACGTCTAAACCCCATGTTAAGCATTTCTTGATGCGCTAAATCATCTATGCCATACGCTTTAATTAATGCCCCGGCACCATCTGCATAAGAATCTGTCTGTATTGTTACATTAGCATGTGTTTCGTTCCCCTCTGTATCAGTTCTCATTGTTGGATATCCAAGTAATTTAACCGAAAAATATGGAAAATCCGAAACCTCTTCTGTGGTGCTCATAGATGAATTGTCACCGACTTTCGGATAGACTGATTTTGCAAGCCTATCAAAAATATCATAGATTGGATTCTTTATAACATCCAAGGCAATCACCTACTTTCCTTTTTCTGCAAACACTTCACTCGCTATCTTTGCAATTTCCATAGACAATTCTTGTGCAGTCTCATACATAAAAGGCCTTGATGGCATTCCGCTTGTGTGGTGCCATGCACCATCACGATAATAATTCCAACCACCATTACCATGTTCATTGATGTCATATCTCCATCCGACAATTGAAACGTCAGGATGAGGATTGCTCTTGCCTTTAACTCCTGTACCAAACTCGACATATGCCGCCCACGGACAGCCAGTATAAATCTTATAAGATGCACCATCTTGTAGTACATCACCTGATCTGACTTGCATGCTGCTTAGCAACTCTGCAGTGTATACGGCATCCTTTTCTGATATCTTAAATTTTGCAATATGTACACCGTCTGTAGCTAATCTCTTTGCAAGTTTTTTAGTCTTTTCGACTATTTCTTTTTGGTAATCCTCAATCTCTTTAATTGCCTTATCTATGCCTTCGGGACTTAGCTTGCAGTGAATTACCTTGCTCATACTTATACCCTCTTAGAAATACCATATCGAGCGACCAAACCGACTTGTGTATCTATTACTTTTTTAACAATATAATCTGGCTTTGTCACAGGTTCGCCAAATTCTTCTTTTAGCTTTAATTCACCTGAATCATCAACTTGTGGAATATTATCTACAAACAATAGTTCATTTTCTGTAAATTGTATTTTATGTTTATTGTATACAGTAACTTCACGGTCATAATCTGGAACAATTCCGGCACCAATTTCTTGAGGTGTTCCGGCTGTTGCTGATACACTACACTGATACAAAACAGGTTTACTATAAGCGTCATACTTTTCGCCAGTGTTTTTCCCATCTATCAGAATAGGTTTCTTATCTACTTTGACCGACCATATTTTTTGATTCTGTTTTTTTCTTCCACGCATTGATAATCACTTCCCTTTACTATAAAAATAAAGATTGTTCCACTTCCCTACCTCGCACCATGTGGTGGAACCCCTACGGCAAATGAGGGAGGACGCACTTGCCATGCACCGTCTTTATTTCAAATGAATCTTGCTATCGGTATGATGTTCGCATACAGTTCCGATTCATTAATAAATGATACCGATACATTGTTCTCAGAATGGGATTTCTCACCCTCTGTACCTTGTCTGTTCCAAGCATTCAAAACCGCATAAATAATTGTACCGTAATAATTTTCCAGATCATCAAGAATCATTGTTTCGGAATATTCAGATGGATAATTACGATACTTTTTTACGTTGTCTATTGAAAGCTTTACGAACAGGTTTAATTTATTTTCATCATCTGATGTGATATCATCTTTGAGTAGCGTCTTAGCGTCCTCTAATATCCTGTCATTTAATGTTTTTGTTTCTGCCATTTTCATACCTCCTTATTTTTTCGGAGGTCTACCACGTCTTTTAGGCTGTTCCGTATTTGTCTCAACATGAGCAGGCTTTTTATATTCCTCAAATCCGCTCTGTTTGAAAGCAGCAACTTGTACCGGATTATCAACTTCAAAGACTAGGTTTCCTTTTACTAACTTCACTAAAATTTTCCTCCCTTGTGTTACGATTACTTATTCTTCAACCGTTACAGTGACAGCAGATGTGGAATTATCAGATAGCGTCATAACTCCGCCTGTGATTTTACCGTCTGCGTCTGTTGTAAGCGAAAGGGATTTTAGACTTTTACCATCAGTGCCTTTAGGCCCGGTTGTCCCTGTCTCGCCCTTTTCACCTTTAGCACCGTCCTTACCGGGTGGGCCTTGTGGCCCTACCTGATTCGTTTCTGCTAATAACTGCAACTGATTCATGAGTTCCGCTGTAATTACATCTCCAATTTTCCATACATGTTTGGGGTCTGCCATATAAAAATCAATCTCCTAACTGTGTGCGCGTTTACTGTGTTATAACTGCCTTTTCGATAACCCCCGAACCGACAATTGGCTGTTCGTCAGCCGGGGGTGTTATTCCCCCGAACCGACCTTATTTACAGCGATTGCATTCTTTTTCTGGTTCAGAACGAAAGCGTCAAATCTTACACGTCCCTCAACAAGGAAGCCAGAGATACCAGGTGCATCAGAATGAATCTTATATTCAGTCAACTTAACAGGAGCGGGCATAACGATAGGATTCGTAATAATAACATCAACACCGGCCGGGAAATAAGACGTAGGTGCTTTAATTACCGGAATATCATCAATAGTACCGATCTGACCGTTCAGAGCAATTCTAGTAGCAAGATCACCCATTTTAGTGAACGCAGAATCAAGTTTAATCTTGTTGTAAAATGCCGGGGTCACAATTGCAACTCGTCCACCCTGTGGGGCTTTCGCATCATCCAATTTCTCTTGCAAACCAAGGAAAGTTTCATATGCATTATCTTTCGTAGTTGTCACGTTTGTCAGATGAGAAGGATTCACACCCGCAACGATTTTGGAAATTCTGTATGTATCAATCCCCGGAATTACTACCTGAGAAATTTCTCTTGCCAGTGCAGTTCCAGCTACCATGGTTCCCAGAGTATCCTGTACGGATTTCTGGTCGATTGTAAATGTAAAGGACTTGTCTTGAGTGAGCATCATGCTCTGTACTTCATTCTCAAGCTCATCCGGTGTGCCATAGCGGTTAGAACCAGACAGTTTATAGTCAACCCAATCTTTTACCGGAATAGAAAATACTTTAATTGCTTCTACTCCAATCCAGTCATAAGAGTTATTGATAACACCCTGTGTAAGAGCACTCTGTGTAAATGCTTCATCAACAAGTGGAGAATATTTATCTGCATAATTAATAGCCATAATTTATACCTCTTTCTTTTATAAAAATTAATATCCCTTTAATCCCTTTTCGAATCCGGAAACAAAAGGGTCTTTTTCATTGTCATCATCTTCATTTCCACCTTGCGGTTCAGGTCGATTTCTTAACCATTCCTGTTCGGCTTCTTTGATCTTTAGTTCCTGATTTCTTTGAATATTGGAATTGACAGTTTCTTCGTCACCCTCCAAATCCGCTTTTGCCGTAGCAGCCGCTAATTCTTCGGTCATTCCCAATCGCATGTAGTTTTTTGTTTTGGTGCTAAGAGCGATCTTATCTTCCAGACTTTTCACATAGGCTTTGTGATTCTCTTCCGCAATCTTCTTTTCTTCGGCTTCTTCTTCCTCAGCGGTCATTTTTGCTTTTAATTTCTTTCTTAACTCAGCAGTTTCAGAAGCGGCTTTGTCAAAAGAATTTTTTAGTTTTAACTTCTCGGCTCTTTCCTGTGCAAGCTGTGTTGACAAGTCTTCAATAGATGGTTCATTTGTCTCTTCATTGTTTTGGGATGTGGTATCAGGATTGGTATTTGTTTCTTTTTCAATTTCCTGATTTCCATTTTTGTTTAATTCATCTGCCATAACTGTCATTTCCTTTCTGCGTTTTTTAGACTTCTCTGTCTGATAATTGTTTTTGCGTTTTAGACACTTCTCTGTGCTTGTTGCGTTTTTTGATAAGGGAGATTTCTCTATCTCCCGCTTAAATTTAAGCAATAAAAAACAGATCTATCGAAATGTCTCGATGCATCTGCAATTCACTATCATTTCTGGTGGTGCGCCTAAGGAATCATCCATAGGGAACATCATTTTGTAACCACCGATATTGAATGGTTCGTTAATTGGCCTGATTTGTCCATCGGCAACATAATGCGCTTTTCTGGTTTTTTCATCTCTATGTGAGTGCCACACATGATATCGGTATCCGTGCTTATTGGCATTGTCGCTGTTTTTATGGTTATACATCAATTCTGATTCATTGAGCGAAATGTCCTTTGCTCTAGTGGGCTTAAAAGCATTATTAAGGCTGCCACGTTTCCAATTAACTGTAGTATCAATAATGTCTTTTGCGAAATTCTTAGAACGCTGTGTGCCCCAAATATCAAAGTCACCAATCAATGTAGCTTGTTTATAAATCTCTTCTAATTGGTTAATATAGACATCTGCCATAACTGCGAACATTTCCGGGTCAACATCATATGATACTTTCAGCTTGTTAAAAAAGGGAACTAACAAAGTGTAAAATCGCTTTGCCGTTCTCTCTCTTCTCTGTTTTTCGTCTTCTGGTATATCTATTGTGCTAAAATATAATTTATTGATTTCATCAAATCCGAATATTGTAGGCATTTATATCACCTACTTCCCTATGACCGGGCTATTGCTTGCCTGATCTGACAAATCCTGATCATCAAGATTCTTCTTTATGTCCTCTGTAAACTTGTCTGTACCCTCTTCTTGCGGCTCCAATGTGTTAGGGGCATCATTCTTTATCTTGCTATCCTGATAGTCCTCTATACGCTTTTTAGAATCATTCCAAACTTGCTGTGGGTCGCTGAACAGATCAATAACCTTAAGAGCGTCTCTGCCGTCAACCATATTATTTATAAGAGTTGCATAAGCATTGACTTTTGTTATCATATCGTAGGTTTTATTGCGTTTGAACTGTGGTTCAATGTCAGATATTTTTAAGTCTCTCAACGGATTGTTAGCATCCAAATCGCCAGACTTATTTATTATTCTAAGAATCAGCCTTAATTCTCGCATTCTTGCTTGCCTGATAATCTGCGATTCCTTACATGCCGCAACTTCCGCAGCACTCCATCCAGAACTCATACTCATCGCTGAACCTGTTGAGCCACCACCCGGCTCACTTCTCAATGGAACATCACACTTCTGCAATATCGTATCTCTACGTCTCTTAATATCATTTGTAATACCAGAATAGTCAAACTGAACTGACATTGGCTTGATATTGGGTTTCTTGCCATTTGCATCACCATGTGGAGGTGTCTCGGTACTTATCCAATCACCAGATTCTGGCTGTTGAACATTTCCTTCATCATCTTTGGGAAATTGAATATCATTCGCCCACCATAGCGTCTGAGTCGTCTGCGTTACTTGATTAGAGAAGTCAGAAACAAGAACATTCAAAGCATTCATATCACTTAATTGACGCTCAAAACATCCCATTCTGTCATAGGACCGGATATATTCTATTATTGGAATCATGCCCCAAGGGTTCATCTCTCCTGACCGAGATCTTTCAGTAAAATATAATTTTTCTGTTGGATTTCCGTTTATCATTCTCGGCGATAGTTTTACCTCATATCGTAATTCATCTGTAAAACACGTATATAGCGTTTGTCCGTCTTTAGTGGTTCGATACATAACACCAAGAACCGGACGTTGCGTAACGTCATTTGCGTAAACGACAAAGGTATGCAGTGGATTAAGTGTATACAGATCAAATACGGAACCGCCATCATAATCATGCTTCATATCAACGTATCTGTATCCGATACCTACAATTTCAATATATCTTGCCAAATCCTGATCTTTGGAAAAACATCCCTCATCATCCAACATTTCATTGAGCATCCCAACAGCATTATCATCCTTGTCACTGTTGGAATTGTTAAGGTCCTTACTTCCGCGCTGAGATAATGTAATCGGATTTCCCCAATTATATCCGAGCTTAAATTCTGTAATCTGATTAGCAACATTATCCACGATCTTGTTGTTGACATCTTTCCGAATGTTCTTCTCGCGATTTAGAATCGGCTGATTGCCTTTCTCGTAACTCAAAAGTAATTTCATATCAGCGACATTGGCATAGTGGTATGGCAGTGAATCTTCAAGGACCTTGAATACTTGATTTGCACTCATTATCTCTGTTATGTCTGTGTATATCTTTTTTCTTCCCATCTGTTCCATTGTCATTCACCACCTTTCTGTTGTCATTGTTGAACGTACATCCGCTTGAGGTATTATGATTATGTGTTATCCACTTTTTATCTCTGAAATAAATTTTCATATTTTCACACTCAAAAAAAGCATCACTCGGACTTCCATTTCCGGGCAACGCTCTTTTATGTCAAATTTTTATATACTTTTTTACAATACCATTATATCACATCTATTCTGGTAATTGTGGTACACGTGTCCTATTATCAATCTTTGTGTAATTTACTCATGAATCTATCAATCTTTTTTCCAATCGCTTCTCTTGAATAGCACAATTCATCTGCTATCTCCCGGTCTTTCATTCCGTCTATGTATTTCATTTCAAATATCTGTCTCATTTCCAGATCGTCTATGTTTTCTATAAACTTTTCAATTTCGATCTGCATAGTTTCGGCAATTTCTTCATTCGCTTTGATATCAATTAATAGTTGTGCCCTCTGTGACTGTTTCTCTTTATCACATTTCATCCCAATACCAGAAACAACGAAATGTGCTTCTGCATAGGGAAACTGATTCATGGAACCTTTTACAACGCCATGCTCTGTGACTTTCAGAAATTCAGAGACACGTTTCTTTTTTTTACGTAGTCTTTCAATTTCTTTTTGCAAGTAAATATATTTTGAAAGGTATTCTCTTGTTATTTCCATTTTAAGCCCTCCTAGAATGGTGAATGCATAATTGTAGTCTTGACTGTGAAACCGCCCTCTATGAACCGCTCAAGCTGTACCAGACCATCAGGAGAATCATCATGTTCATTCTTGCCAATCTGAACAAACATGCACAACTCATCTACAGCCTTGTTGTATTCGTCAGTACGCATATAACGTTTTGTTTCTTGATCATCTTTTCTCTTTAATCTCTGTAATTCATAATTCGCTTTCAAGAAAATAAATCTCCGTTTGATATCACCAGAATACTGAATGATTTTTGCCATCTTAGCCATAGTGTTTGGGGCTTTTGTACTTGTCACACTGCACTTGTATCCATCTTGTTCCAAAAGCTCATCTATCTTATCAGCGTACATATTACCGCCGTTATTAGCTTCAAAATTGATCTGCTGAATTTCATATTCTTTTATTTTACCTGCGACTAATGGTAGAGTAGTTTCTTTCGGTCCTGCATTGAATATCCAATCAACGATGTAAACGTCACCGTTCTCGTATTCAAACCCAATAGGCATGGACAATGAATCACCACCACCCCACGCCACATCACACGCACTTACAGCCCTCACAAATCCACTTTCTGGTAATACACCATTAAAGAATCGTAAATCATCTTCTGGGAATAACAATCCTTCTCTTACGAATGGTCTCTGCTGGTATTTTGCCATCCATTCATTTTTATCAAGTCGGTCTCTCATATCCAGATAATATTTTGTTGAGAATCCGCAGCCATACATATAATCAAAATTTGATTCATCATTTTCATTTAATGCAGGGATTTTTCTAAACCGGTAATTTTTATCATTCTTATGCTCTTTTTCAACACGGCCTAATGGGTCTATGACATTCCATCTTGTACCGACCATTAATTCCCTGGCTCCATCTTTTTTACGGTCTACAAGGATATTTAAATAGTCCTGATACCTATTCTCTAATCGCCTAGGGTTTAAAGATTCTTCACGGTCACGGACTAAATCATCCACATACAAATATCCATCAGGTGATATATCTACAGCACCTGTCCATGTTCCTTCAATTCCTCGACAAGTCAGAGTTGCAAATCTATCAGGGTCACCCAATGTGATTTCTTTCTTTTCTGCTGATTTATTTGTAATGTTTCCGACTTCTGGAAATATTTCATGAAACGTGTATTCCTCTGTATTAATCAAATTAAGCATTTCACCGTAAAATCCATCCGCTAATATTCCGGAGTGTCCGGACATAGCATTGTGGCTGTTAGGACGCTTGCCCAGTATCCATGATAAGAAAAATATACACAGAGTGCTCTTGCCCACGCGGCTTGCAAGAGACAATCCATAGAACTCAATTGCCCTATCTTCCAAGTCCTGCAAATCATTTACAACTGTCTTTAATGTTTTCTGTCTCGGCAAGTAAAATCTCTTTCTGGGATCTCTGTTCTTCTCCATGTAAATCAAGTATGATTCAAATTTATCCCTTGATTCGAACAGCAAACACTGATAATACAGATCAAGAAACTTTTGGTCTTTTGTATCACTTGTCAATCTAACAGCCCATTGTTTTACAAAACCAGATACCTTATAGCAATATTCTTTTTCGTTCGGATAATCTTGTTTCATGTACTGTGCAGATGATAATAATGCAAGCAGCACTTTATATTCTGGTCTCGTTCCTAATCGCTGTTTTAACGCATTTATCCTTTTTTGATGCTCAATTAACTGCATAAAAATAGAGAACCTCCCTACAGTGTAGTTATGGCTCTCTCATGGCTCTATTTAAATATTTACTTATATGAATTGCATAACGCTTCATATGCGTATGAAAGATTAGACACGCTTTCTGAAATTATGTTGTCAGATGTGTTTATAGAGGAATCAGTAATATCACTTAGGCACAAGTCTATTGCATCTATAATTGACTCTTTTACTTCTTCTACACGTTGCTGTGCATTATCTTTTTCAGTCATTTAATTATCTCCCTATCCTTTTATCATACTATCAATTGAATCAAGCATTATTGACCATGCCAGACAAGCTGTAGAACTACGATATATTCCTTTGAAATAATAATAACATCCTAATATTAGCGCAATTGTGCTTGATACAGTAAGTATTATTTTTATAGTATATTTTATAACATCTTTCATCTCACATCTCCTCTGCATTACTCCATGATCGTTCTGGAATACATACATTAAACTCTTTCTTGCAATTACTTCCTTTACATTTTAGAGATAAATTATGTATAACAGTTTTACTATTAATTTTTAGATTCTTTTTTCCACAATATGGACATGTAACCCATTCTTCTTCATTTTCATCAAACTGAATTCTGCCTAACATCAGATTATCTCCAATCTATAATTGCATTTTGTATACATTAAATATTAAAAAATAAAAATCAGACTGGCAAGATTCGAACTTGCATCTTAGAGAATATAAGGAGTGGAAGATTGAAAATTCTCTACGCTTTTCCTAATTAAGCTACATTCTGTTAGTGACGGGAACGTTTCTCAGGGTTGTTCTTTAACCGCCACTGTTGCAGTTCATTTGTATTTCCCACCAACCACAACAAAGGGATAACTGAGATAGTTGGACTCGAACCAACAACTTCCTGATTAACGGCCAGGCGTTCTACCATTGGACTATATCTCATTATTACAAACATGATTAACGTTTCCGCTTATTCCCTATAGATTCAATCATATTCGATCACAGTGATGACAAGTCTGAACTTTCGGGAGCTACCCTAGGCTTCTTGCCACGGTCGAGCACTGGGAGGATTGACTACCTCCAAATTTCACGCATCATTCAGATTATATGTTTTCCATCATATGGTATTTGCTGATTGCGCTACTTTAACATTCCGACTTGTGTTATACTCGCATTTCTGCGATTCACAGCAAAAATAATGGCTTATTGGAAATTCCTGTCTAGTCCGTAGTCTTCCGCACCACTCACATCAACAGGTTATTCTTCCACAGGAAGCGTCTATTGTGCCACCCACAAGGGAACTATCTTTGATTACTCTATAATGATACACTGCATGATTTTGTTGTCGGATTCCCGGCTTCTGTCTGACATTCGCATATCAGTCAAAGAATCATCAAGCAAGTATCCCAACTTGACTTTTCTCAATTCCATACATCTCGGAGTGGATGTTACCCATTTATGCACCGAGGTAATCATGTTTGTAAAAAGAACAGTAGGGTTTGAACCTACAACTCACTGCGACTTACATTTATCAACCGATATGCACAGTGTGTCTAACTCCTCTATGAGTTATGTTCCTTTGATTCCGGGCTATGTGGATTTTATATCGCTGCTTGCGGGATGAATAGTTACGCTGATGCAACGCCCGGATATTGTATCAGAAATTCCTACCGGACCTTGTGACGGTCCTTTAATCAGCATTCCGCTAGTAGGGAAAGGAGGTCTTCTAAATGAACACCGCATAATCTATCACTGCAATTCACGGTATGTAGAAACTAGAAGATGTGAATGTGATAGAAAGTAGTGAGTAGTGGAATTGCACCACCTTTAACTACGTCTCACTAAAATTTAAATCCAGATTAGAATTGAGTTTATAAAAAACATTGTCATTATTCCTGACATAACTCTTTGTGTATCACCTGCGGCACCACGATTTCCTGATGATATTAGAGCCATAAGGAATATATTTAACGCTGTTATTATTGCTTTTATTGGAATTAGAATCATCATTATATTAAACTCTCTTCTCTTAATTTCCTGTCTAATGTTGACCTTGTTATGCCTAATTTTTTGGCAAGCAATGTCTTTGTCATATGCCCATTTTTATAAGCTTCATATCCTGACTTTAAATCATCAATGCTTATATCTTTAAATCTTCCATTATACTTTCCACTGGATTTTGCAATCTCAATTCCTTCGCGCTGTCGTTCCAACATGTTTACACGTTCAAATTCATTAATCGCACCAATCATTGTAAGCATTAATTTTCCAGTAGCCGTTGATGTATCAATGTTTTCCTTGTTGCTTACCAGATGAATGCCACGATTATTCAATGTTTCAACAATATCAAGTAAATCTTTTGTGCTTCTCGCAAGTCTTGAAAAATCATGAATATAAATCACATCACCAGGTTCTGATTCTTCCATCATTTTCTTAAACTCTGGTCTATCTGTGTTCTTACCTGATATTTTTTCTTGATACCAAACATCAATATTATGTTGCTCTAATTCTTTAATCTGTCTCGCTTCATTCTGCTCTATCGTTGATACTCTTACGTATGCTCTGTTCATAGCTGTTCCCCTCTTTTTTGTGATCTATAGGTATTATATCTTATAGGTCGTAATATGTCAAGATGTTATTGCTTATAAATAGTAATTATGTTAAAATAACAATCAGCACCATAGGAGGTGGCTATATTACATGAGAATACGATTAAAACAAATTCTTGATCAACAGGGGAAAACACGGAACTGGTTATCTGTTCAAACTGGCATCAGCTACAATGCTATCCATCAATTATACGAGGAACGGACAACCAAAGTTGAGTTTGATACTATTGAGAAAATATGCAAGGCACTTCAATGTACACCAAACGATATTTTTGAATTAGAGGACAATTAAGTCCTCTTTTTGTTTTTTTAAAATTTTTCGAAATAGCTATATGGCAAATCGTACTTTGTCGCAAGCAACATATTGACAACACTACCTATGTCAGCACGTGTAGTAACTACATTCCGCTGACAGCACATATATGACAGAATAGCATGAAGCATATCGTATTCATTGAATTCATCCATATCAAATGTATACATCATGGAAAGATCTATCCCTAGTTTTTCACTCCAGTATTTTGTGCATCTATCTAACTGTTTCTGAGAATGGAATACTTTTATTGGCTCTTCACTGACCTTATCAAAATCCAGTTCACATGTCCCAACATCATATTTGAAATAATCATGTCTATCATTCTCACTCATACATTGTCTACATGGATAATTAATTTCTGAAACATCTGCATTTATACATGTTGCACATAAATCAGGTTTACACATATTTACTCCTTATCCGGGACATGCTTATTCTCCCACTTTTTATATGCATCAATATAAGTTTCATGTTTATCGCCATTATATGTAACCTCATAGTACATACCGTCGCTTATTGTAGTGCTTAATAATGCTTTCCAGTTCTGTAGAGTTTTACAGAACCAAACAACAAATACATCATCAGTATCTAATTCAAAATTGTCTGTCCGGTCACAACGGCCATTAAAATAGTCAATAACCAGACCTTTTGCTTTGTCTAACATGTCATCACTATGCATTACTTATCTCCTTTTATACTTCTCCATCTTCTATTACCTTTGCTTTTATCAATTGAGTAATCCTTTGATAGCACATAGCCTTTTAACTTATCAGCTGAAATACGATACACTGGAACCTCATGTCGCGTAACTTCAATGGTGACATTTGTGGCTAACACAGAACCATCCGGCAATACTGAAATGACTTTATAATCTCCATCTTTTTCATGCAGGCGGCGCAAGAGATCATCCCTGTAATATTCATTTCTCTTGATAATATCGTTTACTTTGAATTTGCTTTTATTAAATAGTTTCATTGCTTATCTCCTTTTTTATAAAAAATTTCCTCGGTGGGGCGAGATGGTCACAAGACCATGCCCCCTACAGACCCCCTAACCGGGTTAATTGCGACACAAGATAAATATTGATTTTTTTCGTTGTGATTATGCACAAAAAATATGCAAATTGCTGATTGTCTGATAGGCTATGCTCTACGTTACAATTACAATTGCATACAATAACGGCATATTATCAGACTATTGTTAAAAATCCGGCTCAATATCGCTGTCCTTGCTCTTATCCTGTGCAATTTCTGCGATCTCTTGATCGGACAACTGCGGTTGCTGTGCATTGCTAACCTCTATGCGCTGTGGTGTCTCTACCCATCCGTAGTTAGCTTTTAGGGCAAATATACATCCGATACTGTTTTTTTCGGTCGCTCCATCTGCTAGGCTGGACTCGCATTCGCGTTGCCATTTTCTGACCGTTCGAGAGTGTTCTGACTGGGTTCCTTGCCCGTTTGACCGATATTCTCCGGTTGCCCATGTGGTAAAAGTATCGTTGCTAATCCCCACTAAAAGACTAAAGTTAAGTAGTGTAGGTCTTTTACCAAATGAATAACACATATCTGTATATATATCCCATATATTATCTAACAATTTAATATTACTAGTATCTATTTTGTTATATTTAAACACATGTCTATATATATACTTACACATACCAGTAAATAAAGAACCATTATTATATATATCATCTCTATCTCTTAAAGTATCTCTATACTCATCACTGTACTGTATTATTTTATTATTATATATCTCTATTGTATTACCATTATTATCTTTAGACTTTATTGTATTAGACATTTATATACCTCATTTATATATTTACTGTATTTATATATTATTACTTTATTTATCTTGTTTATATATACAATACATAAATATAAAAAAATTACCTGTAAACTGTATATATATTAACTATATACTGGTCTCAGGTATTATTGTACTGCTCTGTTTATTGGATTAATTATTATTATACCACAATATCTAGTACTAGTCTAGTCTTAAACACAAGATATTGTAAATTGTTTTGTGATTGATAAATATAAAAGTGATGTATATTTATAACGCTCTTAAATACGTCTAAAATCCATTTTAAACATTCAGGCAAACAAGTATCCACTATGCATATTATAATTGCAAATAGATATCAAATAGACGCATACAGGCATGAATGATCTGATTGCGATAGATGTACATGTAAAAATAACCTGCCTGCCAGATCATGTGCGCTTTTGCACTTTAGTGTAGTGACGTGTCGCCGCGTACATCCAGCTACAGCGGGCAAAGCCCGGTCAACATGGTAGGCGGAAGCCGGTAGGAGGTGCGGTTTTAGCATCTGCTAAGATGCGTTGCACCGTAACCCGATAACCTACAGCAGCCATGGTCTTAATCTTTTAATCCCTTTGGGTTTGATGTCTTTAGGTTTTGTGTTTTACGTCTTTTATCTTCTACCCCCCCCTATTTGCAGAAAAAGAAAAGAACCAAAAGAAAAAGATTTTATTTATAAAACCTTTATTATTATATATTATATATATTCTTTTATAATCTTTTATTTTACTCTTTATATCTCTTCTCTTTATGTTACTTTCTCTTCTCTCTTTTTCTCTTTTGTTTTTCTATGTCCTTTTCTTAACTTTTTACTTTGTGCAAATATGCCAAATTTAATGCTATAAATTTGTGTAAAATTAATCTAGAATATTTGTAAATAACCCTTGAAACATATTTGCAAATATGCTATGCTATATACATAGCAAGGGAACAACAAAACCAAAAAAACGGAGGACAAACAAAATGAAAAAAAATATAAGCATTGAAGAAATCAAGAATGTAGTTGAAAATACAATCTTCGACTCTTATGGAATCAGGATTGACGAATGTAAGTATGAAGTGGGAGATATTGCTAATAACTCCCACGAACTTTATCAAGACCCAGATTTTGACGAGGACGGCAACCTTCTTTTTCCAGAAGGTGAAGGCATCTATGAAGGTTTTTATGATGCCGGAGAAATTGACGGAACCTGTACCATCGGTTTCGACCCCGAGGATGACGAAAGCATCCAAACGGCAATAGATCGTGTCCGCATCTACTGGGGGAAACATGTAACTGTTGTCGGCGGTGATGGTTATGGATGGGGAAATGACCCCGGTGAGTTAATTATCTCCAATGCGGAGGTATTAGCAGTAATTGAAAAATAAAAAAGTCAAAAAAGTTGTAACATATGCTTGACGAATATTTGTAAATATGCTATGATAATATCAGATAAAGAACAGAAAGCAAGGAGGAAACAAAAATGAAAAAAATCAACGATGAAAACATTGAGGAATTGCATACGATTATAGATAGCCTTGAAAAAAACGAACTCGTAGAAATTGACACCATGTATATAGGAGGGAAAGAAAAAAATAAAGTCAGTGAATTAATTTCATCCCGAGTTATTGTTCCAGTTGATGATGATCTTAAATTTGTAAAACCAGAGCTTTTGTACAGGTATTTTACAGGAGATATAATTATGACTGGTAAACACTTATATAAAAAGCTAAGACCGTGGGAATATAGATTCGTAGAAAAGTAATCCGCCCGGAGGTTACGAGGGCAAGAAACATAGATATGAAAATTATAGCCGGGATAATCTCCCGGCTCTTTTTACTGCTCTTCTGCTCCGTTCATGCGTGCAATTTCTTTGTCTACGCACATTTCCACAAACTTTGATCTACTCATCCCTCTTAGCTTCGCAGCAGTGTTCCACTGCTCCGCTTTACCGGATAGTTTATCTACTGTAACCACTACCCGATCGTATTTTTCCCTTTGAAATTTATTTTGATATTTGTATTGCGTTTCCGCATCTTTGTAAGCCACGCTGTCACTTCCTTTTTTATCTATCTAATATATTTACAAATATTCTATCATATAAATTCATCCCTGTCAAATTTAAAGATAAAAAGTCAATATATTTGTAAATAACCCTTGACGAATATTTACAAATATGCTATAATAAAGATAGTTAAAGAAGAGATAAAAAACAGGAGGTCACAAAATGACAAGAACAGGAATGATTAAAAAAATTGAGAAGGCAATTGAAAAATACGAATTTGAATATTCAAATCTCGGTATCAGATTTGAAAATAAAGAAAGGACCATAGGCGAAGAAATTGAGGACTACTCAAAATCTAACGCTGATAGAGATGATGAAAGAGAATTTCCAGAATATGGGTCCGAAGAATATGAAGAAATGGATGAACTCGATGGAGTATGTGCCTACTATATTGACACATACAGAGATGATGTGGATTTAGGATTTAACGATCCCAAAAGAGAAAATGACATAGAAAGATTTTATGAAGCTAATCACTGCTACATTTTAGGATGTGATCGCGTATCTAGTAACATGTATGCAGAGGATGAGGGAGAAATAATTATGGAGGATGCAAAGGTCCTTGACATAATTTTTTAAAAAACAAATAGTAAATAAGTGTTGACGGTTCACACTATGTGTGATATAATGTATTTAGATCAAGAGATGAGGAGAAAGGTGTTATGAAGATTATTAGCAGTCAGAAATTCATCAACTACGACATCGTTGATGAGAAAATTGAAAAATATAATAATCGGAAAAGCATTACCCTCCCGATTATTGATGCCGGGATAACTGACCTCGATGGGAATGATTTATTTATCCTCATTGACGGACACCATTCAAAAATTGCAGCGGAAGAATTGGGGATTGAAATCTCATACGAAGAAGTCCCCAATGAGTACGGATTAGTAGGTGACGATTTGTTGATAGCCGCCCACGTGGACAGCGATTGGTACTACGTTGACAGTGGGCAACCCGTCTGGTAGTTATTTGCTCCCGGCGGTAAAGCGTAGCATCAAAGCGACCGGGTACCTGGCGAAAGCCAAAATAAAAAACAGGAGGAATTTAAGATGAAAGCAAAAATTTTAGAAACAGGGGAAATCGTAGAACTGCCAAAAATCGCTATTGAAAACGATGATTTGGTACAGGGGAATGTAACCAAGGTCGATAACTCTGATTACAACATCGAAATGCCACAAGCCGATTATAACTGGTGGCAGAAAGTCCAGAAAGGTGTTGATATCGCCGAATCTAACCCAGCTGTGTACGATACCACAGACTATACGTATGAGGATTACCTTATGATCGTAGATGATTTCTCCTCGGATGATGACATCTAAAATCAAAGGGGCAGTACCAACTAAAGCACCTGCCCCCAATAGCAACCCAATAACAGGTCACTGTTACAGTATAGCAGTGATCTCCATCAAAAACAAGGAGAACAAAAATGAAATTAAACAATTTAGTAGAAGATAACAAGGTAACTGTTTATGGATTCCCGGCATTCAAAGGACTTGAAGATTTCTGCAAGGGGACATCTGATTCAAGTTTTGTAATATCAACTCTGTCCCCGGCAATCATGCATGATATGGGTATCAATTCGTATTATGCCCCTGTAATCCCTAGAAATAGTCGATTCAATACGACTGAAGAAGTTTTAGACGCTAATCTTGATGTCAACCAGGTTTTCGTAATGGAGTTTCCGTCATGGGACTTGATTAATGAGGATAAAATTGTTATTGTCTCAAGGCACAAGGCGACAATCGACATCCTGCAAGACATGTATCCCGATGCGCCGGTCCTGTCCGGGAACGTGTCCGCATCCGACTTGAAAAATTGTCACGTAATCGGTACGTTGCCACCAGCGTTGATTGCAGAGTGCAAGTCGTACAGAGCGGTAACCATCAAGGATTATAACGCCGCTGTGGATGGCGATTTATCCGCAACGGAAATTAAAGATAGACTAGTTATCAGCGAGCCTATCTCAGTAACCATAAAATAATAGCACTCACCTGTCCTATCGGGTATACGGGGAAAGGAGAATAATAGAATGAATCAATATGACATGTACGCAGATAATGTCTGCTACTTCCCTAGCGATGCAGAAATTTGTAAGTCGTGTCATGGATACGCTTACTTGAACCCAGACTTTAACAACATCTGTCCTTATGCAATAAAATGTAGGGAGGATGTTAAAAGAAAGGAAGAAAAAATGAAAGAGCAAAAAAGAAACACATTAGAACAATCAGCAAAAGTACTTAGAGAAATTCTAATTAATCGTAAATCTATATTGATGTACGATGTCAACATGAAATTTTCTGGAGGTGTGTCTTTAACAATAACTCCACATCAGAATAACGAAATTATTAAAATGGTGCATTGTGACACCATAAAAGATTTGGGTATAATAGTTAACAAAAATGGAAGCTATAGCATACTTGTCGATACTATAACCCCAGCGAGGATAACTCTTTTAAAGGTTACAGGGGCTTTCAATGTTTGTGTAACTACACCACAGGGCACCCGCACATTGGAAATCGGTACTGATATTACAGTGCCTGGTAAACAAAAATAGGGTACTCACAAATTTAAATTTTGTATTTGATTTGACCCATGTTAAATGGGAGAAGGAGGAACATTATGACGGGGGTAATTAAGTGTATTAAAGACCATTCTGTAAATTTTCAAGATTCTCTTTACGTGATGGATATCGAGGAAGGGTCTATCTGGTGGGCTAGTGATACCGCCGATGATGATTTTGGGTTTGTTACAAACGTAAAAGATGGTAGAGAGTTTGATGTCTGGTGTTTCGAAGCCGGTGTACTAGACCCAAGGTTCTGGGTGTGTGCCCCTCATGCTATGGACAATGACCACAGATGGATTAATGAGCCCATGAATGCACGGTTCGACAGTTTATGCGGCCGTACATATTATGTTAAGACTGTTGCAGGAGAGGTTCATCGGGTGTTTAATCAAGAAGAAAGAATCTTGATTGATGGTGATGCTTTTAAACACATTTCAATCCCATGGACAGATATTGTCTCTTTTATACCGGCACCGATAGAGCCTAAAAACTATGCTTACAAGCTTCGTTTCAAGGAGGAGTTGAACTGTTATGTTAAAGACTATGGCAATGGAATTGTGAGCTTTAGTCACATTAGGTAATATGAAATATCTAAAGCATAAAAAGGAGCGCAAGAAGATGGGGTGTAGAAATGGAAGATGGCCCCGATATTGTTGATGAATTTGTCATTGGAAAAGAAACAAGAGCCTTCATTGAAGGCTGTATAAACGATTCTTGTTTTAAAGGCTGTTGGTTTACCAATGACAGTAACAATATCATTAGCATAGAAAAAGATTACGAAAATCATCCGTCTGGTGGATATGATTACTCCATTGAAATCGACATGTGCAGGGGGATGTACAGGACGCTAAAAAACGAAAGTGATGCAACATTTTCAAGTTGGGTGCCTGTACCACATTTGAAAGAAGACTAAAAGAAGTAGCACCGCACCCATGCTAAAAATGGAAGAAACATGGGATGCCCTTTCGCTAAATAAAAAAGAAATCCTCAATACCGAGGGTGAACCTAGTCGTTAAGCTGCTTCTTCCTGTGCTTCCTTATCCTTTTGGCATTCCCCGAAGGATCCTCTAATTTATAAAGTCCTTTTTTGTATGGTGTGTAATTATTCATTGCTTTCTTCCCAAGTCCAACTTTAATGGCAATTTCGTTGTCACACATGCCGTGTTCTCTAAGGAACTTAATTTCATCGTAAGTTTCGGATGTGTACACTCCTGCTGTGACCAGGATCTTTTTAATTTTACTTGCACTATATCCGGTTATTTTTGATATCGTATTTAGAGATATGTTAGCGTTATAAGAAGCAACAACCTCTGAAACAATATCTTGTTGTTCCGAATTTCCTTCTTGTTCCATAATGCCTCCTACAGATATTAAATTTATTTTTTATTCGTAAGATAATTATAGCATAATTTACAGGAAAGGGAAATGGGAGGACAAAATAGAAGGTTGATGTATTGCTCAACAAATGGTACGATTGAAAGTAAGGAGGTTAGATGAAATGCCAAAAAAACCAGATATGTCACTTATCGGCAAGAAATATAACATGCTGACAGTGCTAGAGTTGTCTGATAGACTAAACACTAGCGGAAATCGTATGTACAAGTGCCGTTGCGATTGTGGAAATATCCAGTATGCCACAAAGTGGCAGTTGATAAATGGTTATCTGCAAAGTTGCGGATGTATAAAAAAACGACCAAAAAAAGATATTACCAATCAAAAATTCGGAAAACTTACAGCCTTATATCCTGTTGGACCGAGCGTTTCAAGTGGCACCCTGTGGCACTGCCGCTGTGACTGTGGTAATGAAGTTGATAAGCCCACAAGCGTATTGGTTTCTGGTGGCGTGAAATCCTGCGGATGCCTAAGAAAAACACACAACCGCTCAAATTCGTCTGGAACTATAGGCGTAACATTTTATAGTAACAAATGGCGCGCCCATATAACGGTCGATAGAAAACAATATAATCTGGGAGCATTTTCGGAAAAAGAAGATGCCATAGCGATAAGAAAAGAGGCGGAAAAAATTGATCCTTCTGATTTTGAGGATTGGTATAAAAAAATAGATAAAATTTCAAAAAAACAAACTGAAAAGGAAGCCCATATTTCTTGCACGCCCAAAGGTAAAACCATTCGAGAAGGAAACACCTACGGAAATATAAAGGTTATAAGCTTATACAGTTATAACCCCAAAACGCACTATTATAAATATAATTGTAAATGTAAAAACTGCGGTTATACTTTTATAGATAGCGCTCAACGAATTTCTATGCATGCAAGGAATAATAGTTGCCCCGAATGCTTCAAAAGGCAAAAGGTGGCAGAAAGGAATGAAGATGCAAAAAAGTATATTGGCATGCGTTACGGTGAATTAGAAGTTGTTGGTTATGCTGGTTTAAAATGTGCATCAAAAAATTTGAGATATGCAATCCCATACATGATATGTAAATGTCATGAGTGCGGAGACACCTCGGAAATACCGCTTGCAAAGCTAAAAAGCGGACAAACAAGCAAATGTGTGCACTGTGTAAAAAGAGACACATCTGATCACAAAGGTGTGAGCCTTGATAAAAAATCACATAAATGGAGGGCATATGTAACTTTTCAGAGAAAGCAATATAATTTAGGATTCTACGATAATATAGACGATGCTCTTTCATCCAGAAGAAAAGGGGATGAAGAAATGTTTGAAAGTTTCGTTGGGTGGTATAAGGAAAACTATCCCACACAATGGGAACAACTGCAAAAGGGGAGGAAAAATCAATGAATACAGATCAAGCACTGAATGCAGTATTCAGTATATTCAATAAGTATAACGGTGTAGTTAATCCTACCGTCAATGCAAAAATAGATCCATTTCGCATTGACGATCTGGAGTATATGTTCCGGGGGAAGGGAAGACAGAAAGTGGCTTTTGGACTCCATTATATTGAGAAGCCTAACGTACTCTGCTTTCAGTTTGATTGGGATTTTTTAACACAAGATAAAATAGAAGCAGCAATTGTAAGTGGCCTTTATTTTATCGAATTAGTCGACTGGGGCAGGGTATTTGTCCAAGGAAGTTTTTGTAGCAACGATCAATATGTCGATACGCTTCGTAGAGCGTGCGATCTTTTGTCCATAGGGACAATTTATAAAAAATTAGAGGAGGAGTAAAAAAAATGAAATATGAATTATTTTCAAGATTATATAGAGACTGTAAACTGTACAGCAAGCCGACAGGGAAAAATAAAGAGCTGTATATCCATGAAAGGGGATATCAAGACTGGATGGATGGGTATAGTCCAGAAAGCATCATAAACACTCTAGAATCAATTTGGTCGCTTTACTGGATAGATATGAGCGATATTAGAAAAGGTCTGGGATTGACACAATATGAAATGTCTCAGAGGTACTATACATCTAAAAGAACCGTAGAAAGTTGGGAAGCATCCGGGAAAGGTAAAAGAAACATAACAGATTCACAAAAAATGCTGATTGCCTATTCAATTTTTGAATCTGAAAGGGATGGAAAGAATGGAAACACTGAAAACACCTAAGGGAAGACATATAAGAGAAGGAAACATATATAACAATGTCAGGGTCGTAAGCTTATATAGTTATGACCCAAAAAACAGATACTACAAATATAAATGCGAATGTCTAAATTGTGGTACTACTTTTATATCCGGATCCCAAACAATTACAAATTATTCAAAAAACAATATTTGCCCTGAATGTCTTAAAAAGGAAAATGAAATAAAAAGAAAAAAAGAATCAGAAAAACATATTGGTGAAAGATACGGATATCTTGAAATTATCGGATATGCAGGATTAAAAAAACTCGATCAAAAACGTTCGGTCATTACTCCATATATGATATGCAAGTGTCATAAGTGTGGAAGTACTACAGATATACCTCTTACTAAGCTTGTAAATGGATATGCAAATGAATGTGCAAACTGTAGAAAAAATTACCTAGAAAAGGGATGGAAGGCAAATGAAGATTATCACAAAGGTGGTTCTTATATCGGAAGTATTGAAAGCAGAAAGCTAAATAAAAATAACGCATCCGGACATAACGGCGTTTCATGGAATAAGAAGCAAAAAAATTGGCGAGCATATATCGTATTTAAAAGAAAGCAATATCATTTAGGGACCTATGAAAAACTAGAAGATGCTGTAAAAGCAAGAAAGGAAGGTGAAAAAGAGATATACGGGAGTTTTTTAGCATGGTATAAAGAAACATATCCTGAGTATTGGAAAAGGTTTGAAAGGAATAAAAAGAAGAAAAATGAATGATTATTGTAAAGGAATTATATATGCATCTAGTTCTATTGTTCATGATCAGGGGAAAGCCGGTCCTACATAGAAATGCATGGAGTATTGGATAAGTCAAAAAGAAATGGGAATAAATTTGTAAAAAAGCTGAGGTTACGAATATATGGAAATGAAAATGTATGGAATAAATGGAATGAAATATTATCAGAAAAGTAAAGGGCTTGTGAAAGGCTCTTTATATTTTGTCATACGTGCAAAAGCTCCTTTCTTACGTGTAAAATATAGTAACCATTCCTATTTGATACCCCACGTGATACCCTGACGATACCACATGTCTGCAAACCCTTGATATATAAGGTTTTTTGAAAGCTGATGACGAGAATTGAACTCGTACATACAACTCTATTTTTCCAGTAAATTCAAGGCTTTCAAGCTCTTTTGTTTGATACCCTTTGATACCCCAGGTATCATTTTATCATAAAATCAGGTATGTTACTTACGATATCTGCTCTTTCTAACTCAGATCTTCGATTCCTATGATAATGTTCTTCACTGGTTCCGATATCAGTATGACCTAGCAATCCGATCACCATACGGTTATCAATGTGATTATCCATTAAGATAGTCCCATATGTTTTTCTGATTTTATGAGGGGATTTAGGGACAATGTTAAGTTTTTTACAGAGCCTTGAAAGCCTTCTCCTAACAGAATATGATTTAATTCTATCTCCATCACGGTTTGTAAAAATAAACTCTCCAAAAGGATTAATATGCTGCACCATTTTAGAAATCCATCTATAGTCTTTAGGTATAGCAATGTCCCTGATTCCGGCTTCTGTTTTCGGAAAGTCTTTAACCTCAAAGTGTGTGTTGCCAGAACCATCATTATATCTGGTCTCTGTTCTCTGCACCTTTACAGATATACCGTTGAAATCTTCATGTTTCAATGCCACTGCTTCCCCTATTCTCATCCCGGTAACAAACATTAATAAAAGGCATAGATTCTTTTCATCAATGTTATTTTCGAGATATTCAAGCATCAATGGCATTTCTTTTTCGTCAAACACTTCTTCTCTATCATCCTTTATAGTTTTATGGAAGTCAGTTTCTGAAAGGTCAAGTTCATCAAAAATATCCTCGATTCTGAAATCTATCAGTTTCCGCTTTTTTGCTCTTTTGAATATTCCTTTTGTAATTGTCTTAAGATTAGAAAAGGCTTTTGCGGAAAGCTGATGTTTTGGTATCTGCTCCTCAAGAAAATCTGTTATTTCTTCCGGATGTATAGCCTTTATACGGGATTTACCCAGTTCACTATAGAAACGGTCAAACATCTGTATATAACGGCTGTGTGAGGACTGAGAGATCTTCTCGAGGGAAAGTCTTCGATCATTCCATTCACTGAAAACTTCCTGAATGGTTGGATTCTCTTCTTGCTGTTTCCAATAATCCACAAGAACATCTTCTAATGCTTGTTTTGACTTCCGCTTCCGTGGAGTTCTGCCCGTTTCTGTTGGTATATAAGTGTGCCAATTATTGTCTTTACCATGCCATATCTTATAAGGATGCTTTTCTAGTAATTCCTGTCTATTTTTCATTTTTATTTTTTTTTGCACGTATGACAGATCTATCATACCATTGTCAACGGCATATTTCAATAATTCACTATTATTCATTTTTGACATTCTCCTTTTATAAAAGGCTTAAGAAATCAATCTCAAGCCCTATAGAAATGTCTTATGTAATATTATTTTTTTCTATCAAGTCACTTAATGCTTGTACAGTACGTTTATTAGTATTGTCTATCATCCCAATATAGGCACGTAGTGAAATCTCTTTGCCCTCTGTTATACTGCACTGTTCAAGCTTTAAAAGTTTCTCAATGCAATGTGGGATACTGGAATAATTTCCAATTTTCCGGCTTGCATCTCTGCGTTTACCATCCTGTGTATGGCCTATATATCTTTGCTTTAAAGTATAATTAGGCTCTTTAATCTCAACAAAATAATCATCTATTAAATTAACTATTGTCATTGTTTAAAAATCCTTTCCTATTTTAAATGCGTTTTATAGACGCTATGCGGATTTTTGCTGTTACTGGCTCTGTCGAATGCTCGTTGACGATCAAGAAAATTATAATGATTGTAGTTGTAGGCATTACGTTTTGTTAATTCAACACATCTTTCATGTGCAAAATTTATATATGCAGGACAATCAGAATGGCATCCCACATAACGTGATTCACAATTTCGGCAAGGTGAAATCATCTTGTTTCCTCCTCAATTTCTTGATGCAGTTGCTTTCTGGCTCTATTCTCAAAATCTGACATAAATACTTTTATATAATCTTTGCAAAAGTTTCCATCATGTGAAAGCCTGAAATTGCTGAATTCCTGTACAACATTACTCCAATAGTTATCATCTACTGATGAATGTATAGGAAGAAGCTTTTTATACATAATAAATCCATCATTCAAGGTCTTTATAACCTTTTCTTCTGGTTCTCTTTCCTTATTTTTAAAATAATTCAGATACATGTTAGAGTAATTTGTGCAAAAGTCATTATGATATTTTTGCTTCAGGCTTCTAAATTCGTTATTAATATCATCCATCATATTTAAATTTTCATCATCGTTCATAGGAAGAAAGCTTTTGAAAAGTTTAAATCCCTCTTTAAAAATGTTAAATTCTTTTTTAATATCTGCATTTCTCACCATTTCATAGCCTCCTATCAGTCTTCAAATGGGGAAATTTCATCCAATGGAGAAAAACCATCTTCGTCTTTATCCCACCCATAGATTTTATTTTCAGCTTCATAATTTTTGAGACGTTTTGTCTCTTTTTCGTAGAAAAGTGGTACAAATACATCTTGTGTGCCACCATCTCTATCTTTTGCTATCTCTATAACATTTGTAGCGTCATAGATAGGGTTATCGTCTTTCCATGCGAACATCTGATGCGTTAAACGCTTGAAATCATCATTAACTCTATGAACAATAAAACCATTGTCAGCCGCATTTGTAAGATCACCAGTTCCGGATATATCATCAAGCCTTAGGAATCCCATTGCTTTACGAGGATGCGCTACAAAAAGGATATGTACATTCTTCTCTTCTGCCAACTTTTTTAGCGACCATGTGAATTTGGATTGTGCATCATACTTATTCATATCAAGGCCAGATATATCGAAAGCCATTAAATTATCCAAAACAAGGAAGTCTAGTTTGTATTCATCTATAGCCTTTTCAAACTCTTTATATATTTGCGTGTAATTATTTCCATATGAATTGTTGAAAAGTACAAACTTTCTACCCATCCATTGTGCAATTTTCTTCTGAATATCTTTCGGTGTATTGTAGTATCCTTCGAATTGCGTAGGTGCTACATGTGCTTTCCCGGCCGCTTGCTGATTCATCCACCGCATAAAGTTTTTAGGTGCTAATTCTCCTGAAAAGCATCCAACATTAAATCCATTATCAATGGCTGATAAAATCATTTGTGATAATATTGTTGACTTAGATGCCCCTCTCAGGCCTGATAAAACAGATATTTTACCTTTGCATAGACCTCTTAATCTATGGTCTAATTCATCAATTCCGGTCTTGATAAATGTTTCATCTACATGTGGCATATTAAAAATGCTTTCTGCTGTATAAAATAGCGGTTTTCCTTCTACAGGCTCTAGCTTTTTAGGTGGATGATTTGTATATATTCTTTTTTCATAGTTCATTTGTTTCTTCTCATATGCATCTGGTTCGTAAAGCATCCTGACATCACGCCATGTCTTTGTTGAACACGAATTGTGAAAACAGTGAAAACCGATAGAACCATTGCTTAAACGAAAAATACAAGCATCTTTACCGGTGTGATTACTGTCAAAAGGGCATTCATTAAGGACATATTTGTACCCATTCGAAAAACTTTCTCTTGTGTATCCTACATTATATTTATTGAGCCATTCTTCAAGATCAAACTCTCTCGGATTGTAGTTGTTGTATGGCTGCGCAGGCTGTGGCTGTGGATAAATATCTGCTAATTTCTCAAGATATTTTGGGTCTGTAACCTTCAAACAGTCAGGGCAACCCACTATTCGGCTCATTCGGTGTGGTCTTAGCTTGCTGTCAGTACCTTTTTGTGCCAATGTACCATATAATTTACATACTCTGGATGGGTTGAAATTTGTCATATCAACATCAATTTCATTATCCGTGAACAGCATGCTCAGAGTTTTTAAGCATTTCTCAAGCAGTTCCCTTTTATCAGGCTCATTTTTAAAATGAATTTTGTAAAGCAGATGAACTCCATTCCCACTAAATCCCAACAAGGGCTGTTCAAAACCGATACTTGCCATAAATTTATAAACAGCATTTCCTTTATCTTTAGCTTTCTGCAATTGTTCGGCTGTGGCAGATGTTCCGGTCGGTCTTTTTGGGTCTAAATCCACCATTAACCAATCATAGCCCACAACGTCATTATCGCTTGTTGTAGCCTTACTATGATATTGAAGTATATTCTTCTGCGAACGGTCGAAACATGCAGGATGTAAGGCGTTTAGGGTCATGTAGATGTTGTACTCACTTCCATCATGGAATATCTGTAAAGCATCAATTAAATGGTCTGCATCACAAAAGTATCCGCTATAAACTTTTTTATTTTCACAAATCACACGAATTTCAAAAAGTTGATTATCAGGTTTCATGATATTGATCGTTTTTCTTATCTCTTTTTCGTTAAATTGCGCTATTGCCATCCTTGCTCCTCCCACAAATCTTCCATTGACATCTGTTCCGGTTCTTTTTTCTCTTTTGGAATTTCATTTTCATCTGGTAAATAATCTTGATATCCAGAATTAAGCCATGTGGAGCCATGCTTATATTGGAGATCAAAACCTCTTTTGCGTTGTTTCTCGACATCTTCCTTATATTTTTGTAGCGCATATTCCAAAGTGGGAAGACCGACTTTCTCAAGTTCTTTTTTCTTCTTTTTAGACACACTGGCTTTCCCTTTTTTGTTTGGATATTGTTTCCAAATTTCTTCAAAAACTGGAAATTCTTCTTCTTTTTTGTCTGGCTGCTTTTCTGGTTCTAGTTCTTCCATTGGATGCATTTTTTCGGATTCTCGCACAGTTACCATACGCATAGAACGCTTTTCAACCTCTTTTGAGCCGCTTTTATATATAATGTTGACAACTATATACCCTTTAGCCTTAAGGCTTCTTATGATGGCACACACACGGTTCTTTGACAGGTCAAAAAAGTCTGCAAAATAAGCGTTTTGTGCAAAGCATCCGTCCCCACAATCTAAACTGTCTATCTCAACCAACATCACTTTTTCTTCTAAAGTCAAGGTTTTATCTAGCCATATTTCTTTTGGTATCCATATACCTTTGAATCCTCTTTCCATTTTGAAAACTCCTTAGATGCAGGGGAACAAGTTAAAAAAGAGTATAAAAAACACAGATAGGCTTATTCCCCTATAAAATTCTTAATTTTATTCTTTTTTGTATTGGTCTCAAGTGATATTTGCTGATTGAAATTATCAGCAGTCTGATGTGTGTAATAAATCTATAATTTTTTTACCTGTTTCGTTCGGACTGCAAAATTGAAATTCGCATCCATATTTTAACTGGCATGTTAACATTGATTTTGCTAGTGTCTCACCTTTTGTAGGCGGTTTCTTCGGTAATGGTATATTTTGCCACTTTCCTATATTGTGCATATATTTAATCTTGTTGTATCTATGCATCCTCGGATTCTGCCATTTAAAGACATCATCAATTGTATGTATACTCGGTTCTTCCACAAGGATAATCATTTTAGCGTTCATCTTCTGTGCTAGAATTAATTCATCCCTGAATCTTGCATGACTTCCAGAACAGATATTACCAGCGACTTCCAGAAGATCTTTTTTAGTATCTACAGATATCAAGATATCTGCTATCAAATCGGCTTTTTTAAGCTTGTCCGCTCTGCGGTCGATAGTTTCTTGCATCTGGCCTGTAACAAGGCAATAATCACCAAATGGCAAAGGTATAGGTACTACCGTGTACCCCAATCTTTCAAGTTGTCTGTGCTTACTAGCATTATTCTTCCCATGAGAACCAGCAAACTGATTTTTGTCTGCGGCTATTTTAAATGTCTGACTGATTGGCAATTTCTTCCAACTCCTTTCTGATTGTAACATTTGTGTCTTCCTCAATTGCACCCCATACATCTTCTACAGATATATAACCATCTTGAAATGCTTCGTACTGATGCAACATTTCGTCTTTAAACCTTGTTAAACGCTTTTCTCCCCATCCAAATTTATCATGCAATGCAATAATGGGTAATCCCATCAAAAGGTCAAAAGACGTATTCATAGCTTTCATAGTGATCTCTTGTTTCATAGCTTCAAGCTGTGATTCTGTAAGATTGTATGTACGTTCTTTCTTCTTTTGTTCTCTCTGCTGTCTGCGTAATTCTGCTCGTGTCATACCTCGCTCTTCTCCTTCTCTGGAATGTAATAGCATCTTAAATCGTTTGCATAAAATTCGACAATACTGTTAAATACTCTTTTTGCTCTGATCGGCGATTTGTATATCCCTAATATTCCTGTTTCGCCTGACAAAGTTTTATAACAAATTCTTTCGTCAACGATGCTCAATATTTCGATATTGTCAAAGTTAATTATTATATTTTTATCCTGACTTATGATTAACATTTTTTATGCCATCCAATCTCTAAATTTTTTTTATATACTCGAACCCAATCTCCATTAATTCTCATATAATTATCCTCTTTTTATTTAATTACAGTTCCGCGTCTTGCCAGTTCCCACAGCGGATTGAAGTAGTCTGGAATATCCGCATCTGTGAGTACATTTTTCTGTGCACCGCTGACAGCATTTTTCATATCCGCAGTAGCAATCGCATTTTTTTAAAGTGGCTGCACAGGCTTTTTCTGTGAATCTTGCCATTGGCTCCGGCTTTAAGAAGTCAAATATATCCATCTGTCCATTCATGTCTTCACCGCCTTTTCTAAAAGGAGCCGGGATTCCTATTACAGTGGTCACTGCTCCAACTCTTTTCTATAATTTAATTATTTAATCCCTGTACTGCCAATTCCACCTCTATTTGTATCAGATAGTTTGTCCACGGTTTCAAACACTATTTTCGGTTGATTCCTGACTATCCTGAACTGGCAGATACGATCATTCTTATGTATCTCCGTATCTCGTAACGCATACGCCGGAAAATGCCATATATCTTCATTACCCGAATAACTATTATCTATTACTCCCATGTGGTTCGTTTGAATAATACCAAAATTCTTAAACGTAGAACTTCTAGGCACAACATGTGCTTCATATCCATCAGGAAGTTTCATGGCAAATCCTAATGATATGAGTTTAAATTCTCCTTTTTTTAAAGAAACGTTTTCTGCTGATCTTAAGTCTATCCAATCACCGCCTATTTTTTGCTCCATTGGAATCATATCTGGTTCTGCATATCTCACAAAAACAGGATATTTAAATCGTTCCATCCTTTCATCTTTATCTGAAAGATATACTCTACTTAACTTTTCTCCATGATTGCTTGTTTTCATTGCTTGTATCACTTTCATTGCTTTCAATTCACTATTCGTTTTAAGCTCATGTTCATTTACCCACCGAAATGGAAACTTTTCACTGTTTACTTCTATAAAATAATCATTTTGATCTGTTATTTTATCGTGTATCATACTCTTTACGATTGCTGTCTTCCACTCATTATCTGTAAATAAATTCACCTGCTGTTCTATTTCAAATTTATATTTCATCTTCTTCCTCCCTACTTTTCATCTATAATCACCGTTCCGGTTGTATAGTAAATCACATGGCGTTTGCCATTCTCATCATCAAACTTAATCCTATTACTATCATAATCAACATCAAATTTCCCTTTATATTTTTTTATCACATCACCTTCAAAGTCATATACAGTAACTTCTCTCTCAATGCCACCAGATACATTACTTTTAAGATCTTTAACTGTTCGCTTTCCTGATTCTGTTCTTGTAAATCCTATAACTGCTCCACATAACACTGCTAAAATTCCTATAACAATAACTGTATTTTTAATATAATCTTTATTTATCTTCATTCCGCATCCTCCTCTGGTGGATTCATAAACTTACTCATATAAAACGGTTCAAACTCATCTGTACAACACTGCCATTCTTTCCCATTCCCTACATCTACACCATACTTAGGTTCCTTTGGCCCCGGATGTACATATGTAATCACTCCCGGTACCTTATATAAATTTGTTTTGATCGCAACCCATTGCCCGTATTTAAACATTTGTATCCTCCTAGTCTTCAGTATTTTCTTCATACTCAAATCTGGATATTATTTTCACATGATCATCGGTAACTTTAAGCATTTCCGCAACTCCACATTTGAGATCAGCAATTGTATCACTTGTTACTTTCCTTAGCTTATCAAGGTTATCATAATCCAAATTTACTTGAGAATAGCCAATGCTCCCTTCTCCTCCATACATTTCAGAATCTGATATTTCAAAATAAATTGCTACTGTAACGTCCATCTCTATCCTTTCCGGCAGAGGACTACTCCCCTGCCTAACAATGATATCATTCTGTTTCTTGCCTTCTCTCACTGGTTTCATCCACTTTATCGGCTCTACGTCTTTCATGGATTCTGCATATGTAATAGGGCTTTCTACGTAGTTTAGATGATCGAATAGTTTATTTTTCATTCTTCTTTTCCCCTGTCTTATATGGAGTTATCTGTTGTGCAACTTAATTCCTTCTTTGCCCATGATGTACACTTTTTCGCCAATTAAGACTGCGTAAAGCATTTCACCAGATCTGTAGTGCTTTGCTTTCGCCATCACAATTCCAATATCTCCATTTTTAGGGTCGTGAAATTCGTTCCACTGATTTGCAAATTTAGGCAAATATTTGTCTATCCATTCCTCATAAAGGGAGTAGCAGGCTTTGCTATTCACAATTTCAACCGTATCACAAACTTTAATTTCTTTATTGGAGGGTTTTAGCTTTTCAATCTCCGCTTCAAGCTTTTCACATTCATCAGCAAACCTTTTGACTTTTCTCTCTAAATACTGGGCTTCGCTTGTAAGGTCGGCATTCATGCTTTCTAATTCCTTGACTTTATCTTTGGATTTCTCGTTTTCGTCCACCAGTTCCTTGTTAATCTCTTTCTGCTTGGATAACTGTTCTTCCAGATCATCAATCCGATTTGTGGCATGTGCATAATCTCTAATCAATTCTGCGTGCTCATCAACCAGTTCCTTATTGATCTCTTTCTGTTTCGACAACTGTTCTTTCAAATTCGCTTTTTCTTCGCCCAGATTATGCACAGCAGTATCTTTATTCCTTTTCAACTGTGCAAAATTTTCAGCCCAACTCGTATTCGAAATTTCCAGATCACGGATTCTTTCTTTCAGCTGTTCGTTCTCTTTTTTCGCATCCTTGGACACCTCTGGAAATCCCATCAGTCGGCTATACGCAATGTCCGAGCCTATCTCAAAATCATACTCATCATCTGGATGGCACCTCGCAACTGCGGTTTTTGTTATATCTGTCATACCTCCACGAGATGTGTATATAGCAAGTGTTTTATTTCCGTCTCTGATTATGGTTATCGCTTGAGTGTTGTCTTCCATATCTTTTTCCTCCAATTTTTTAAGATTCTGTCCATAAGTCATTACGCTTGTGTCTCCGACATCAACAACATATCTTCCCAAAGGTGTGACTCTGATTATCTTTGCATTTTTTCCATTCCAGATCACTCTATCCCCAACTTCCAATTTAAATAACTTTCCCGCCGTGTTTATACGGACGTTTCTTGTTATATTCCATTTTTTCTCTAATAGCTGATTCCAAATCAATGCCATAATGGCCGCACATATCAAACACGCGAATCACAACATCAGCCAATTCAAACGGAATGCCACCGGCTGGGGAATAAAATTCTTTCGGATCAAGTCCTCTCCGGTATTCTTCCAATGCCTCTGACAATTCGCTGTGGCATAAAGCTATCAAGGTTCCAAAATCCGGTTCCTTCTCCCACCAACCATGTTCTACCGCTGTTTTATGTGCTTCTTTTACCAATTCATTTATTTGTCCCATCTTCACTTTCGTCCATTGCTTCCAGACGTTCAAACGTCTTTTCGTATTTGGCTTTCAGATCCGCTACCTCCCGGCATTTATCTGCGTATAGCTTATCTATTTCTAGTAGCTGTTCCGGTGTCAGGCCGATATCTTCATAGGCTGCAAGCTTGTTAATCGCTTCTCCATCATACGCTCTTATTTCTTCACAACGACGGTAATATAATCCATCCACGGATGTCAAACCTCTATCATAGACTGTCTTGTCTGTGTACCAATGTCCGTATGTATCACGCTTAGTTAATCTATTCATCCTTAATCCTCCACTTCACTATCCTGCGGCATCTGAAAACTATATCTAAATCTTTCCGATTGATTCTCCCATGCATCCTGTATCATATCCAGCGCCTTGATTGCCGCTTCTTTTGTGCGATACTAGCCAAGCCTAGCTGAAGGTATATCAATTACAAAACGTTTGCTTTTATCATCGTCCAAATTAGTGTAACTGTTGCCTACCATTCCATAAGCGCATACTTTTTCTACGTTGTTTAGATTTATTAGTCTTGCCTTGTCCTGACTTCTAATTAACATTCCCTATTCCTCCTTCATAAATCTATACCCCGGTACCCGTATAGCCCGTTGGGTTTACCGGCATCACACCTGGCATATCTGTAAATGAAATCTGATCATCTCTATAATTCAGCATTTCTTCCTTTGCCCTGCGGTAAAAATCTTTCGATATCTCAAACCCATACCCATTTCTTTTAGTTTCTTGACACGCTCTAAGCGTTGAACCGCTACCTGCGCATGGGTCTATCACAACGTCTCCCTCATCTGTAAATATTTCTATAAGCCTTTTCAATACATTTACTGGTTTTTGTGCTGGATGAATTTTGGGATATTCTTTTGTGCTGTCTCTCTTCCACTCAAACCAATTGAATACCATTTTCCCATTATTCCTAAACTTTGGAAGTTTGTTCCTGTAAAGAAGCAATGCGTATTCAGTAGCACCGCATACCCTCATGTTCGCTTTCAGCACCTGAGGACTATAATTTTTACAGAAGATCAGTGGAATGTTATGTTTAAATCCATATTTTTCGGCGTATTTAATAACCGTCTGTATCTGCTCGAAACTACAAAATACTATCATGCACGGAGCATCAGAAGACTTTCCTCTCCCGTTGCTCTTCTCCGGTTCCTTTTTCAGCAGCCGATTGCAAAAATGGAAGTATTCCGCAATGTTAAAATTAAAATCTGTGTTAAATGCCGCCTTTTTAGCAAGCTTGCTTTCCCCGTTTTTATTGTCCCCGCCTATGTACCACATGGGATTGGAACCATAAAAGTTATTGCCTATGTTGTACGGGATATCTGCGATTACAAGCTGTGCTTTTGGTATCCCATACCTTTTATAATTCTGGAAATTGTCATTAATTAATTCTGTTTTCATATTTTTTTAGAAGCCCGGTATACCCTTACCTCTGCAGAAGGCTGGCTCCTTTCTATTTTGCTATTCTGTGTATGCAAACATTTCTTCCTGTGTGTATCCGCTTCCTGCATCATCCACGAAATCAAATAAATTCATTTGTGATGAATATTCAGAAAGTCTTTTGCTTGCCAATTCGTAATATTGTTTATCAAATTCAAACCCGACATAATCAAGTCCGTTTTTTCTGCACGCTATGAGGCTGCTTGCACTGCCTACATGTGTATCCAGTATCTTGTCTCCCTTTCTTGCGTATTTATTTAGAATCCAGTCGTATAGGTCTACTGGTTTCTGTGTCGCATGGATTCTGTCTCTTTCATTGCTCATGCCGACCCATTCTTTTGAGGTCCCGTCAAGATTAGTCCACGCATATTCACACATCGAAAAACTCATGGATTCCGATATTTGAGGCTTCCTCCATATTAAAAAACATTTTGTTGGTGGAAGGTCAAAGTAATTTCCACCCCATATGATTGATTTTCTACTTACTCTGAATAATTCATGGAAATACTTTTTATCTGGTGCTGAATTATCCCAATATGCTTTTGGGTAATCACTCTTTTTATCTCCACTTCTGCGCCCCATATTGTTGTTTATGTTAATTCCATATGGAGGGTCTACAATGGCCAAATCAAAATATTTATCCGGGAATTGCTTCATCCCCTCCATGCAATCCATGTTGTAAAACCCAAAGTCTAACATATTTTCCAAAAAGGAACCGATGCATCTTTACCCGGCCGGGGTTCCGACTCCTTTCTTAGATTTTTCTATTTTGCTGCAATCGCTTCTGTGCTCAAAATATCAAGCCTCATGATTGACTCCAACAACACCTTGCTGTTATAAACAAAGGCTCCACAGTTCTTACACTTTCTTTGCAATTCTTTGTCTTTAGTTTCATATCGTCTTACAAACCCACAATTAGGGCATATGTATTTCTTCATGTTGTTTTCTCCTCTAAATGGCGGTTTAGTGATTCAATTTTTCACACCAATCACCATTAATCTTCCTCATGGTGTAATCTCCTGTTATAATCCTGTCACTACAGTCAATTGTCATCTCTTCACAATTAACAGAAATAGTCACACAAGTCATATCTGGATATAATTCTCTTATAATTTCCAATATCTCTTTATGCTTCTTGTCTTTATTCGTCATACCTACTTCTTTCCCCGGCTCAGCAGCCGGACGCTCTAATACATACTTTTCCAAGCTACAACTTCACCATCTTTATACTCTTTACTTTCAGGATTTCTCCAACAATAACTTCGATAGTCATAATATCCAATACCAGTAGTGCCATCAGTGAACTTTACATATACATCTTCGGTCAGATTCTTGTAAGGTGGCACGATCTACGGTGTATCTTCTTCTACGGGTACCCATTCATCTTTCATACACCCTCCTATTCTGCCTTGCACGGTTCCGGCAGTGGCATCCAGGCAACAACCTCTCCGCTGTCTGCCCATAAGCAAAAACCCTCACCCCTGGTGTAATCCGTAGTAGCCACAAACTCATCATCCATGCAAACCAATACATATGCATATCCATCTTCGTCAAGTTTAGGCAACTGTTCATCTACCGGAATCCAACCGGTAAGCATCTTGCCGTCCGTGATTTCATCTGGGGTAAGTCCGGTATCTTCGTAGGCTGCCAGTCTATCGATTGCTTGCCACTCATGCACCCCGGTATTTAATTTATATCCAGCCTCATATCTGGCTTTATGTGTTAATCTCTCCATCTATTTTCCCTCCTTTTCTTCCCATGCTTTATAAAACTCACTGCCTTTAATTTCTTCAAACATTTTAGGATTGTTAAAATCATATTGACTTTGAAAACTGGCATATAAAACATTATTTGACATAAATAATCGTGAGCTTGTTCTTCCAAATAGATTAAATTCAAAATCAATATGTGGCCTTTTTGGAGTTGTTATTCCCCTTTCCTTGCACCATAAAACCCATTTCTTTGACGTTTTAGAATTAAGCTTAAAATTTCCTTTATCGTTCTTTTTAAACTCATTTCCAAACTTTTTGCAATCATTATCTGTAGGAACGATAGTCAAACTGTCGCTTGCTAAATATATTTCTGTAGCTTCTATCCCTTCCTCTTTCGCAAATTCCTTAAACGAATCGCACATTTTGTGTATCATATCTTGATAAACTAAATAATCTTTATAATATCGGCATTCATTTGGTATGATATAAAACTTTTCCATTTATTTCTCCTCCTCTTGTTTAAAATTCCGGTAACTTTCCGTAATCATCAAGTTCTTTGTATTTCTTTATGTACCAGTCAGATTTCTTCTGGTCTTCTTCCGCACTTCCTTTACTTCCGGCTCTGTACCTGTACTTCCATGCGCACAGTTTACAAAAGGCTTTTGTTTCATCCACACCGAATAGGGCAATCATTTCATCTATGCATTCCATTTCGTGGCACATATAGTGGTTTGGATGATTAACCGCATCTTCAGTATTTCTCTCTGAATTAGAACAGTTTTCGCATGGTTGGAGTAAGGATTCTTCAACTTCTTTTCGTAATCCAGAAATATTTATTGTATAAGTTGCTATACACTTATCAGGATGTTCAAAAGTTTGCAGAGCTATAGTATTTACCTTTTCAACGAACCCATAAGACACGGTTCCATCTGGAAAATTAACTCTAACTGCATCATTTTCCTTGAACTTTGGTTCAAATTCTTCATTTTCTTCATTCCATGGTTCTATCGCACTTTCCGAGTAGTATTCACACCTACCACCTTTAGCACTATTAAATATCACCTTATATGGGAATACATCATCAAAATCTATGTTTGTTATGATTCCCATTTGGCCAGAATCATAAGTTTTTACTTTATCTCCAAAATTATAAATCATTTATCCCTCTTTCTGCCCCCTGCGGGGTCTTATATCATGTATATAGTTTAAACGTCTCACACTGTTTACACGTAGGCCTGTTTGATCTGCTATTTCCCGGTAACTTAGTTTACTGTTTCCCAACAGTTTGATTGTTTTATTTGTCTGATCTTTGTCGTAATTAACCTTATAGCGGCTCAAATACTCTGCTTTGCTATCAAGTTCTTTTAGCTTTTCAATAAAAAGTTCCGGGTCTATATCTTCTGATATGAGAAGTCCAAACCATTTTGACCGGATGAACTTCTCTATCTCTTCTTTGTCTTTATTTTTACAGGCAGCCTTATAATCCTTGACAGTCTGAATAATAATTGCTATGCGTAATTCGTTAATACCATCAGGATTCATTGAAAATCACCGCCTTAATTAAATGGGAGTTCCTCATCAATAGAATCTGGAATATTCGCAAAATCTTCTTTGTTGCTGTTATTCGCTGCTTCTGACTGGCTTTTCTTACTCTCAACAAATTCATGGTGATCTACAACAACATCTGTTGTGTACACCTTTACACCGTCTTTGTTGGTATAAGAACCAGTTTGGATGTGCCCGGTGACTGCGATCTTCATTCCTTGATGCAAATATTTTTCGGCAAACTCTCCATTCTTTCCAAAAGTAATGCAATTTATAAAATCAGCATTCTGTCCGTCTTTGGTCTTAAAGGACCTGTCAACTGCCAATGCGTACTTTGCAATTGCTGTCGGATTTTCTCCCTGTGAGTAATAGACGCTAGGGTCTCTCGAAAGTCTACCTATTAAAACCACATTATTCATAATGTTTTTCTCCTTATCCAAATACTGGCTTATCCAGTTTAATTTCAAGTCCCGGTTCTGCAATTCTTGCTTGAAAATTACCAGGTAACTTGTTTAATGTCTCTATATAACTTTCCGGGTCGCTGTAACTCCCCAGATGCACTAAAATCACGTTTTGCAGATCTGATGATACATTATCCTTAATTACATCAAGTGTTGTCTCAAAAGCGCAATGGCCTTGTATCTTATGCTTGTAATTTGCCATACTATCATCTATCAATGACTTGCTGTAATTTGATTCAATCAAAATATGATTAAGATCAAATCCTGTCAGATCATATCCTATGTATTCCATGTCTGTTGAAAATAGAAGATTCCCCATTTCCCGGTGATGGATGATATATCCACAATTAGGAACGCTATGTGGTACTTTAAACGGTATCACCTGAAAACTGCCTATATGCTTAGGCTTTAAATCATCCAATCCTATCACATGCACACCATTGATCTGCTTAATATTCTTAGCCTGTTCATGACCGGAATAGCACTTGATACCTCGTTTACGATACTGTTTGATATATTTGCAATGGTCACTTTAACCATGCTCATGAGATATCAGGCATCCTATTACCTTTGATGGTTCAAAGTCTATAGCCTTATTGACTGCTGTAAAAGGTACTCCTGCTTCCAATAACAATGTTTCATTCTCTGCTATCAACGCATATCCGTTACCCTTACTACTTGAACCAATACATCTTAAGAACATATAATCACCCTCTTTCTTCTAACAATTCTTGTTTTTTCATGCGCCTATATTCATTCTGCTTTTTCCTAATTTCTTCTCTGTGTCTATAATAATATCGTTTATTAGCTTCTCTCGTTGCTTCTGTAGTATTTGCTCTCCTATTCCTTTCCTTATATTTATCTGTTCCTTTAAATCTTTCTTGAGTTGCTATACCTTTCTCAGATTTCCTATATCTAAGTAATACTTTTTTGCCTTTTTCTGAACGTTCATATTCTCTTTGCTTTATTTTTCGATGCATAGTTCTATTATCAAGTCCATCTATAGTTGCAAAATCTTCAATTTTTCTTGTTTGTTCCCGTTCTCCGGGGAATGTACCCCCGGCATAGCAATCGCCAAGAGGGCAATTAAAACAGTCTGGATAGCAGCACCCCTCTGGAACATAACTCACTTTCCATCATCCTCACTTTCCGTCTTATCAAAATCAAATACATTATCTGGCTCTTCAACCTCAACATCTTCATCTGATACTTTCTCTGGTGCGTTATCTTCGGGTTCATCAAACACGCTGTTATCAATAGGCATCTTCTCTTTATTTGCTTTATCCTCAATTTCGACTTGCTGATCTGCCAGTATAATGTCCTCTGGCTCTTTCATATCCTCTTTTTCATCCATATAGGCGATCATGCTGTCACCGTATGTGTTATTAATAAATTTCAGCAAACGATTCTTTACGGTCTTTTCTGCCATCTGGTCTGCAAATTTTTGGTGAGCACCGTCACCTTTTTCTTTGTATCCATATCCTTGTTTCCATGCCTGTTTAATCTGGCTGATATTCATAACTTCGGCGATTTTCTCACCATCACTCATAATAGCCACTGCATAAGCCCCAATAATGCGGTTATTATCAATGTTTTGAAAATCCTGTGTATGTTCATCAATAACGGTCATTCCATCCTCTTTATGGTATTTAAACGTATCCCCGTCATAGATCACACTGGCATTTATTTTCTTCATTCCGTATCTTCTGGAAATTGCAGTGTTCCCAAAATAAGATTTCTGGAATTCACACCGGGTACCGTATGCGATAAAATATCCTTGTTTCTTCTGGACAGATAAGCCATATGTAGCCATATCCATGATGGAGTTCGCAATACTCGATTGTGAGCACTTTTGCAAGATGGATTTTCCGTCTTTCCCCGGTTCCTTGAGTGCAAGATAAGCACCTGTCAGAGCGTTTGTTACATTGTAATCTGGTGGAAATGTAAGTCCGATCTGTTCTTTCTGCTTTAACTGATTGGCAAGGCCATCAATAAAAGCATTATTTACAATTAATTGTGCATCCTGATTTCCTTTATCCTGTGTAGCCTGTGTTTTCTTTGCTGTTGCCATAATTATTTAACCTCCAATTTATGTTCATCACTTCTTGACATAGTTATCAATTGTTGTTCCATATCCGGTATGCGGTCCGCATCAACCTCTGATGCTTCATCTAAGAATATAGGAAGATTCAGTTCGTTTACTTTCTGGAATCCTCTTGCAATGTCAATTTCAGCCAATTTCTTATCTCCGACATTCAAAGTCTGATAGTAATTTACACCATCAACTTCAATCTGACAGCAATCTTCAACACCTCCATTGATAAGCGGCCTGCTGAATCTGAACTTCACGATATCAAAGTTTGTATTTACAAGTTCGGATAATTTCCGGTTCTTCTCTACTCCAAACTTCTCCACCAGATTGATCTGCTTTTCAATATCGGCTTCTTTCTGAGATACATCTGTAAGCTCTGTTTCGAGTTCTGCAATCCTTGCAGCTCTCTGTGTTTCATCAGCTTTTATTTTATTTTTCTTTGCTCTCCAGTCAGATAATTCATCCAACAATTCAGCTTTCTTTTTGTTTAATTCATCCCGGTTATCATCAGGCGTAGTTTCTGATTCAAGTGCTTTATTTTTAGCATCAAGTTCATTACAGATTCTTTCATAGTCCTGATTATGGGATAAATCAGGCTCTTCTTTCAGCTCTGCAATCCGTTTTTCTAGCTCTTCAATTTTCTGTTTGGCAGTATCAATTTTTAGATTATGCTCTTTGGTCTCTTCTACTAGATTGTCTAAATCGGATGTAATCTGCTTCATGGACTTCTTAAGGTCAATACCTTTTGATTCCAGATCAGAAGTATGTCTTAATTGCTCCCTTTCAAAGTTGCTTTTCAGTTCTGCAACCTTTTCTTCTTGCTTTTCTTCTGGCAACTGACTTCCACATAGCGGGCATTTAAAATCTTTGTCCGGTTCTTCGAAAGACTTTGCTTTCTCCGCTTTCCATTCTTCTTGCATACTATTGAAATCAGCTTTGTACTTTTTATGTAAATTCTGTTTCTGAACTATAATATTTTCATTCAGTTTTATCTGAGATTCAGCGTCTTTTATAGTATCTTTTGATCTGTTTAACTCTCTTTCTAAATTTCTCCTTTTATATAGAAGGGAATCTGTAGCATCCTGTTCAATGCCTGATTTTTGCGTTTTAAGAGACATTAACTCTCTTCTGGTTCTGTCTACCACTTCCATAGATTTTTCAGTTGTAGACAGCTTAGAATCAGTCTCATCAATGCTTTTTTGTAGTTCTTCAATAGCATTGTCAATTTCTTCTATGCCTGTAGTTTCGCCTGATGTTTTGCTAACTTCATCAATTCTTACTGGAATCTCTTTTAATTTTTTATCAAGAGACAGTCTGTCTCTTTTTAATTTTTTCAAAGTTTCTTCAACTGTATGTCCCATCATGATATCCGAAACACCGTTAAATTCTTCACTGGCAAACTCTTCTGCATCAAATCCGAACAACTCTTCAAGCGTGTTTCTCTGGTCCGCAGGTGCAAGTGTTAAAAACTTCTGTGGATTGCTACAAAATAGAAACGTATCTGTCGGACAAAAATTACTTAAAAACTCTTCATATGCATTTGGTTTATAAGGAAAACCGTCAATCTCAAATTCATTGATATTCCCTTCGAATTTCTTATCTGTACCACCTCTATGTTTCACCCACTTCTGTTTCTGTGTCTTTTTAATAACATGCTGCTTACCATCCATAAGGACAGTAAAAGTAGCTATAATATCCACAAAATCAACTGTTTTTCCGCTTTTCAGCGGTCTTACATTGTCTGCCTGTCTGCCATCCGGCGTAGTGTTGAAAAACACCCAATAAAACGCATTCATAATCGTAGACTTGCCAACTCGGTTCCTACCTCTTAAGTCTGTTTTATGTGTAAAATCAACATGCTGTTTCTCAAATTTCATAAAATTCTCTAAATCTAATTCTTTCAATTCTAATGTCTTCATATCAGTTCTCCTATTCTTCAATGTTATATACTGCAAGTTCCTTTGTTGTGTGACATTTTCCGTCTTTGAAAAAATCACGGCTCTGTAGCCGTCCATGTACGGTAACCTCATCACCTTTTTTATATTTCTTTGAATAACTTGCTGTTGTTCCAAAGAAGATTATCGGAACATATGCAAAACGTTCATTCACCTTGTACTTAAGAGTGGCAGAGGAAACTTTCTTTCCGGTCTTTGTAACCTTGTAATATACAGGATTGCAAAATGTGCCAGTAATACCGATATTGTTTATATCAACAGAATTGCTGTCGATCTTTGTGATCTTTTCTGCTACAATATAACTTTCCAGAATATCTGATATACGGGAATTTAATGTGCCTGTTATGTATAGCTTTTCAGAACTCGAAATAACATCTTTTGCTTTTGCAATTACGGTTACGAGATCTTCTGTGCCGCTCTTCCTTTTTGTAGCAACTACAAGTTCGTAGTAATGTTCTCCTTTTAAATTTATTTGTTCACCACAGATGTCTAGCACACTGCAGACTATTGTTGCTTTATTCATTTTCTATCCCCCCCTAGTTTGATATATTTGATAAAATTTTCTGTCAATTTCTGACTTTCTTTTGACGAATTTTTATCCATTTCATTCGCAACTATTAACATAATTGCAATTACTAATGGATAATCTACAGCTGGCATACGTAAAATCTCTTTTGAAAACTCAGCCATATAGTGAGCCATTGCATCTGATATAACTTCCCCGGCTTTATCATGATTGCCCTCCATTATGTGGGCGGTTGCTTTATTCAAATATCCTATGGGTATAAAATCCATTTGAATTCATCTCCTTTTCTTACTTTTCTGTTGAGCCTTTGGGCTTGTCTGTAAATCCTATTTCCTTAAGTGCATTTCCAATGGCGATATGCCATTCTTTTTCACGATACTTAGGTATCTGATATACCTGATCGCTGATTGTCTGTAATATTACTGCAATCATTTCATCACGGTTCATATCACATCTCCCTTTTTCGCATCTCTTCAATAACTGCTAAGATACAGAAATAAAGAAAAACATAAAACATGACTACTATAAAAAACGCGTTCAGTATTTCGCATTGTCCGTACATAAGTCCGCAAAACAGAACTAATGCCAACATGCTACTTAATACTGCCGATTTTATATACATCATGACCGTATCCCCCTCTCATTAATCAGCCTTTATATTCAATGAATTGTGCGTACATATTTTTATTAACCTCTTCTATAGTTTTGTAGCGATAACCCCAGCCATACGGTTTGCAATTATCGTCAACGAACATTCCATACCTTACTGTATATTTTTTCCCGACTGTAAAGCGTCCTAGGGTATCACTGACGCAGATCATATCTGTATTTAATAAAGAAGCTTTTTCTTTAGACTTCTTGTCCACATAAGCAGATACCTTATCTGTGATTTCATCAAAGTCGAAATCCGATAATAAATCAAATAAGTCTATACACGTGCCAAACGTTTCTTTCATAGATTTATCATTTCCATAATTAACACGTATCCATTTCCATACTTCATTAGGTGTAAGAACTGGATATACATCTTCTAACATATTATCAGTCAGATAATATCCCATTTCTTCTATCTGATATAACCCATCATCAGGCAGAACTTTGTATATTCTAAATGTCTTTCCACAATAACTTTTCATAGAGTTGATAAAATATGTTTTGCAATTTTTATTTACATCATTAGGAACAAGAATTTGTGATATACCTTCACAAATTTCCCTTGCTTCATATTGATCTGCCATATCATTCCATTTTCTAACCTTTACTAGATCGCCTACTTTATATCTCATAGTTTTACTTCCTCCCAACTTAACTGGCTATTTGTATTAAGAATCAAATCTTTTAAATAGGTAGATGGTTCATATTTTTCTATGAACTCATGTGCTAATTCTAAGTACTTTCTCTGAATTGCCTTATAGCTGTTCAACCCATCTCCAAACTCTCTTTTAAGCTGAATATAGGCATCTATAAATGCTTTCTGTCTAACAGACTTATCATTGTAGGCATTTGATTTCTTACCACCCAGCAGATTTACTACTTTCTTTTTTAAATGTTTCTGTAGTTCATCTGATTCACACGCATAAAGAGGAACATCAAACTCCAATCTATCCATACGCTTGTCCATTTCAACGGTGCGCTTATCCAATACAAATATTGCTTGCAGTTCCTTTGACATATCCGGAACTGTATATGTACCTGTCTTTCGGATCGTTGGTAGTACTTCTGATGTTACCCAGTGTTTGAATCGCTTTGCTGAATCAAGCTTGCTTCCGAATATTAAAGCGTATAAGCCGGATTCATTAATTACGGTAAACCCTCTATTTGGGATATCTGCGCTTATAAAATTCACAGGGAAAACATCTTTAGGCATGTGATTTTCTATGGTCGCAATTTCCGACCTTTGAAGAATTCTCCTATCCTCTTCGGAAACATGGGTGATTATCGCATCTTTCGTGTTTTTGTATCCCAGTGCTTCTGCAACGTCTTTCCCCACGAAAAAGACTTCATTATCAATAGTTACTGTTCTTACTTGTCCAAATTCTGGACTATCAAAAATTTTCAAGCTGTTCATATGTCCTCTCTTTCTATTCAATCAGTTCATCAAACGCAGCTTTATGAGGCATTAAATTCCTTTACCCATACATCAGCAAATAATTTGAAAATCTCAAAACACCTTTCGGCATCTTGATATGTTAATATTAGGTTTGTTACGGTCATTTTACGGCTCACAATGTGTGAATATAGTTCTCGTGTAGCTGTATCGCAAGCATGTTGCAAGCCCCAAAAGCTTTTATTATGCACCTTACAAACTTGGTTGTAATATTCTTCTGCCAACCTCTTATATACAATGTTTGGTGATAATCCACATTTTTCGCATTCACTTAATTCTATGGTTATTTTCATGCGCCCTCCTACATTAGCAATTCATCAACCGTGCACTTTAAAATATCAGCAACTTTTTTTAAGCTCCTTGCAGACGGACTAACTGTGTTCCACTTACACATACTTCCTATTGCAATCTCCGCTTCTTTCTCTATGGAATTAATTGAAAGTCCCATTTTTTTAGCTTTGTGACAGATATTGTCATAGACTTTTACTTTGCCCACCAATAGACACCTCCTTTACTATTTATTAACTCTGAATAAATCGCTAAAAGTTGTTGACTATATGTAGAAAATATTATATAATTTAGCTGTCGAACGAAATTACATAACTGTCAACTGGCATTTTTCTAATCGCTGTCCTTTGCGATTTATTCAGAGGACTTATCTTTATTATACGCGATTAATTCAGAATGTCAATAGTTTTCTTTGCGATTTTTTCAGAATTATTTAGGAGCGTATATGAGCATAAAAGAACGGATACAAGAACTATGTAGAAAGAACAATATATCTATGAATAAGCTAGAAGGTCAATTAGGGTTTGGAAAGGGATATATAAGCAAATTAGGGGACGCAACCCCTAGTTCAGCTAAGTTACAGAAAATTGCAGACCACTTTAATGTTTCACTGGATTATATTATAAATGGAGAAGATTCAGATAAATATTCCGTAGAGGACGCCAAATTCAATGCCGCTGTAGCGAAAGACAAGCAGCTCCAAAGGATGCTACAGTATTTCGTGAAATTAGAACCTGCTAAAAAAGACATGGTCGAACAAATGTTGAAAGGCCTTTCTGAAAACGAGGAATCTCCTAAGTAATTTCTGGAATACATCTTGCCATTTCTTCCATAAAAAGGTAAAATAGTATTAATATTACGAGGGAGGAAATAGGCATGAGAAAAAAACTATTTATTATTCTTATGGCTGGAGCAATTAGTTTATCATTTAATGCTTGTGGAAACGAATCAAGAAATACGAGCACCAGTCAAGCAAGCACATCATCATCTACTGAAGAAACCGGGTTAAAAGCAGATAAGAACCTTCTGAGTGTGGAGGTTACTATCCCTGCAAATCTTATTGGGGACAATGAAACCGCACTAACCGAGGAATCTAAAGAAGCCGGAATTAAAGAGATTACTAAAAATGATGACGGTTCTATCACTATGAAGATGACAAAAGATGCGCACAGAAAACTATTAGATGATTTGAAATCCAGTGTGGATGACACTATTAATGAAATGGTTACAGACAAGGAAAACTATCCATCCTACGATAGTATCACCTACAATGATGATTTAACAGAATTTGATGTTAATGTAGATTCTTCTATATATGGGGGATTCGATTCTCTTGCTGCGGCTTTCACGTTTTATTTACAGGGGAACATATATCAGTCACTCAACGCTGTTTCTAGTGACAAAATAAAAACCATTGTGAACTTTATAGATAAGGATACTGGAGATATAATTGAAAGTGGGGATTCCTCTGCTTTAAATTCTGATGCGTCTGAATAATATTTTTCAACAAATAGAAAGTGAGATGAATTCATGTACAAGAAACTCTTAACACTTATTTTAACGGCAACAATGATTATGCCGTTATCCTCTTGTGGAGAGGCTTCTAGTGTCGATATGGATACTACAAAGACAACTTCCGAAAATGTCACAGCAGAAGAAGAATCAAAAGCAACTACTAAAACCGAATTTTCCACAGGCGAAACATGGGAAGTTGAAGGACAATGGAGGGTAACTGTGAACTCGGTTACTCCTACAGATGAAAGAAATGAGTTTTTCGATAAGGAGCCGGCTGCCGTATATGTGATTGAGTACACATATGAAAATCTGGGATATGAGGATGAATATGGACTTACTGATGGGCTGCTTGTTGATTTCGGTTCTGGTCAAATTGTTGATGCGGGGAAAACAATGGGATATGAATATCCAGGAGGCTTTACCAACTACGCAGAACCAGTGCCTATCGGCGCGTCACATACCGCACAATCATACATTGGAGTAAACACGGCGGGTAATTTTACCGTTAAAATAACTGAATACGGCTCTGATAGCAAAAAACAATCTGCAACATTTATTTGTAATGTAGAATGATGTAAATTGGATAAAATGAGGGAATAATTATGGCTAAAATAATTAAAATAAATAACACATATGGCGTTGTTTCAATAGGCACGAATGACGGTGGCATTGATGAAGTGAGGATTAGCGATTTTCAGTTTGTGCCACAAATTGGAGACGAAGTAGAAATTTTTAAATCAGAAAATGAAGTCATTATCAATAAAATTGAGAAGAAAGCCAACGCTTCAGATGGTGGAATTAATATTAATGTCCAAAACACAAACGGAAACGCAAACCCAAGCCAATATACTCATGGGAAAGCCGTAAATAAAGTGGTTTATTGTGTTTTAACGTTCTTCTTGGGTGGCATCGGCGTTCACAAGTTTTACGCTGGGAAAATTGGGATGGGAATTTTATACCTCTTACTATGTTGGACTTGGGTTCCTGCATTCATTGCACTTATAGAGTTTATTATTGCCTTGACAAAGAAATCTGATGATAACGGAATGATAATTATTTAGGAATATGCGTTATAAAAAGGGTGACATATAGTCACTCTTTTCTTGTTTTACTCTATATAATCACTTCTCTTTTTCCCAATTCTGTATTATAATAATAGCAATAGTTGAGGGAGGTAAGCACATGAACAACCATGGTGATAACATAACTGAAAGAGATTTATTCGAGAGGGAAGAAAAGGGCAAGGAAATACTCGACAACGGTCAAAGAGTGGTAATGAAATTTAAAACCAAATGGAAATATAGTATAGAGGTTACAAAAAATTCTATCAAATTAACATGTAAAGGTCTTTCCAGTCCGCTTAATGGAACAAGAACATTTAACATAAATCAAATCCTCACTGCGGAATACAAAGAGCCAAAAACTCTTTCAGACGGATGCATAAAGTTTGTGCTTGTGGGAAACGGCGAAAACCTCCGTAACCTCTGGGCATCCTCATATGACCCGAACGCAATTATATTTACAAAAAAAGAAGACAGATTAATGAGAGAATTAAAGGCGTTTGTTGATTACCAAATTGAAAAATCACCCCAGCAAGAAAGCAGCAATTCTAATCTTAATGACCTAGAAATGTTAAAACAGCTTACAGATAGGGGCATACTTACACAAGATGAATTCACAGCTAAGAAAAAACAAATTCTGGGATTATAAAAATAAATGTTTAAAGAGGGAACGATATATTCGCTCCCTTTTTATTTACGGTTTTTCATATTCTACTATGTATATATAGTAGAATCTTAATTTTTGTAAAGGCATTCTGTCGATTAGTGCCTTTATCATTGCTCTGTAGTCCTCTTCTGTCAACTCCTGTTTTTCTTCTACCATTGTTCTTTGCACCCTCCATTTTCTCCGCACTCTGAAATTCCTTGCTCTTATTATAGAACATATGTTCGTATAATGCAAGAACATTTTAAGCGCACCCATTATTTATCTTTTTGCATAATGTTATAGTATCTTATAATCTTTACAAATTTGTTAAATCTTTCCAAATGTCCCTAGTTTGGGACGCTATTTATAATCTGATTCATAGAGATCACTGATTGATACTTTTAACCCCTTTGCCAGACGTTCCATAGTGTCCATTCTAGGCGAACTAATCCCCAATAGGATGTTCTCTATAGATGAGCGTGGAATACCTGTCAAAATGGAAACCTGACGGATTGTCAGATCTCTTTCAACCATGATCTCATACAATTTAATTTTCATAGTATTAGTATCTCAATTTTACATTTACTATTCCACATGTAAATAATGGCAAAATGATTGATTTTTCCCAGTATGAATAGTAATATAATAATAACTTATTAAATATTTTACTTTAGGGAGGAAATACACATATGGGTTGTCTAACTATTATTTTAATCATCATTGCAATATTCGCAGCTATGGCGTATGCTCTGAGCATCATATTTGTTGCAGACGTAATTGCTTTTATTGCGACATGTGCAGCTGTAGGAAAATACGATCAAATTAAAAAACTGGAACCGGGTAAAATGATCTGTCCGAACTGTGGCAGTGATAATGTACATATCGAACATATTGAGTCAGGATATCAAGGTTATTCTGGCAGTTTACGCAAGGACAGCAGAATGACAAGTTTCAACGCAAAAGTTCAACGGACCAGAGTAGGACATTGTAATGATTGCGGTTTTGAATATGATTATCACACCCAGTCAGAAATTGATGATGCCAAAAAAAGTGCAAAAGGCATGATATACTTGACCGGAACAGTACTTTTACTGCTCGTCATTTTAAGTGGGTTCATTGCTAAAAACTGGAACAATGGAGATAAAGAAAATAACACTTCATCATCACAGCTAGTCAATGAATCTGTTTTATACATGTAACATTGAATAATATACATTTTATTCACATAAACTGGAGCCTTAAAATGGCTCTTTTTTATTGCAAAAATATCTTATAGCACCCCTATTCAGTTCCAAACATACCCCCTATTCGTTTTCAGAGGGAGGGGGTCGCGGATATATATTATATATATAATAAAGGTTTTAGGTTTTATAAAAGCATAAAATAAAAAAGAAAAAGAAAAAAGCATTCGCTCCGCTCACTACTTCCGGCTACGGAAATCCTCTCGGATTCCCTAAGATCTACTGTCTTAACCCCAGAGGGGATTACGGTTTTAAGATATCGGCTATGTAAAGCATCTGTGTGTCTGTATGATTCAAGTCTGTGAAAGAGAAGAACAAGGCCATGAAGACGATAGCTTGTTTATCTATCCGCTAGGATGTTGCAATATGACGCTATGCGCTGGCTATGTGGCTTAATAAACCTTGTTGGCATAGATTTATATATCTCGTAGCATAAAGGCTGTTAAAACCCTAAAGACAGAGCCTGTAAGACAGACGGATGTCGCCTGTATACCGCAAGGGATGTCAACTCTCTGTATCTACTTTCATTGTACGGATTGTATACAATATA